GGACTTAGTTCATACTCCTGCGGCATCTTCGAGATTTCTTTGACGTTAGATTTGGCTATCGTCGCGAGATCGAGTGCTGAGAGCTTGCTGGTATCTCTGACGCCGTGCTCGAGCAGCCAGACATTGACTGTAGATTTAACGTCGTTAAACCATCGGACGACAGCCGGAGCTCGGGCCTGAGGTTTTGCCGCTTCTTCGACAAGATATCCGCAGACTTCTTCCCGGTAATCAAAGGAACTGCTGGAGATTCTGCTTTCCTGAAGACGGTTCTCAACGATCTTCATCAAAGGATTTTCAGCTCTTAATCCGGTTTCATAGAGGTTGACAGCCGTGTCAATCAGTTTCCGGGTCTTAGCCCTTAAGTCGGAGTCGGCGGCCATGTGAACGCCGACTCCATGCAGCATCACTGCGCAAGCAGTCTCCGGTTTGAGGTTGTCGGCAATGAGAAATGTCCGGTGATTTACTTTGTCGTGGAATCCGAGAATCCGTGTCGGATCTTGCGGCAGCGCAATAGTCGAGAATCCCTGTTTTTTCTCCTGCTCAATCGCAGCAACGGTCAGCGCTTCGTATTCCGTTTGGGCCAGATAAAAGCGGTTGTTGTTGACGAGATTAACGAGACCTTCTTTCCCGAATGCTTTAATTAAAGCTTCCCGGATCTCGGCCTTGGGCGTCTTCAGACTTTCCTGATTAACTTTGGAGAAGAGAGCAACGCCCTTATCCGTTTCTTTGGTTTTAATGACCTTGAAAATTCTCTTGAATCCGTTCGTTACTTTCTCAACGTCCTTTCCGTCCAGATAGGGATAAAAACCTTTTTTGCCGAGAGACTTTTCAGTTTAGGCTCCATTCGTCAGGAAGTCGTTCGTAATACCGATTTCCTTGCAGCGCAGCTGGACAAAACCCTCAGAGCTGCGGGCGGCTTCCTCAACTTTGGAATGCCAATAGTCGCTCTTGCGTGTCATACGTTTGTGCATATCGCTGTCTCGGATGGCATTGATGGTTTCAGCCCATGCATCATGCAGCGGGAAGCGGATAACATTGTTTTGGCCGACTTCTTTAACGTTAATGTCTTTTCGGGTGAACTCAAACATCATCTTCTTGTTGGCTGAGTTCGAGCGCTCCTGATACCTGCGTTTGACAGCTAAATAGACCTTAAAAATTTTCGGAGTGTCTCATTAAGGGAGCTCCGGAATTTTTTAGCCCACCTTTAATATTATTTTATGATAGCGAATTTATAGCGAATTATGGTATAATTAGTTGTGCACAACAGCGAGGATCGTTATGTATTTAGTAATCCGAGGAGACCGGCTCTACGAAGGCTATTCGATCGTCTATACGACTAAGTCCGGGAAAAAGTCCACAAAAGGCTGCATCGGAAAAGCCTTAGGAAGTAAGTCAGAGTTACTTGCTAAGGATCCTTTGGCTCTAGAGAAACTCCGCGCTGAACTAAAGAAAAGATCCGCACCCAATCAAGCTACCGAGAGAACAAAGCAGCTTTTAGAGGAAATTCCGAAGAAGCGTCCCTCTCTTGCGTATGCCGGAGAGCCGGTGCTTTGTTACGCAAACTACATCCTCAAGCCAATCTGGAATGAAACTCTCAAACTAAAAGCTTTGGTTCGGTATCAGCAATCCAAGACCGATATTGAATTTGATGCCGAGGCACTGCTTTGGCAGACAGTTGTCAACAGAATCGTCCCCCCGAGCTCTCATCTGAAACATTACCGCTCTCAAACGAATTGGCTCGGAAATTCTTTGGCCGAGACTAATTTAAGAAGCCTTTACCGGATGCTTTCCTTTGCCGCTCGGATCAAAAAACCTATCCTGCGAGGTCTGAATAAAGCTTTGAATCAAGCAATGCCTCGTGATTTATCCGTGGTCTTTTACGACGTAACAAATACCTGGTTCGAAACGGTCTGGGACGATGAGCACCAGTGGGCAATGGAAGTAGAAAAGCAGCTCAGTGCGCATCCTTCAGGAGCCGCCTCTGAAGAGAGAAGACAGCTCATTGAGAAGCTTGAAAGAGCCAGAACAAGCTCTTTACGCATGAGAGGACCGTCGAAAGAATGCAGAAAGGATCCGATCGTCTCCATTGCGATGGTTGTCGACAGGGACGGAATCCCTATCGACTTCAGAGTTTATCCGGGCAATAGCTCGGAGAAGACAACCATGAAGTGCTCGATTGACGAACTCGCCAAAACTTACAAGATTACAAACGTCGTTGTTGTTGCAGACAACGGACTCAATACGAATGCGAACCTGATCCGGCTGGTCAAAGAAAATCAGGGCTTTCTGCTGGCGCACAGCTTATCCAAAGCCAAGCAAGGTTCTGCAGATGAATGGCTTGAAGACACAGGCTGGCAATGGGATAAGGAAAAAGAACGAAAAATAAAAATCATTCCTTCAAGTCTCGTCGATGAAGACGGAGTCGTTCAAACCAATTACCGAATGGTCATTGGCTGGAGCGAGAAACGGTATCGGGAAGACATGTTCAAAATTGAAATGCATGAGCAAGGAGCTAGAGAAGCTATTGCTCATCATGCCAAGCTCCCGCCGGCCACATTCGGTTGGAAAAAATACATTGAGACCGGGAAAAATAAAGCCCAGAAAATCAACGAGAAGAAGCTCGCTAAAGATAAGAAGCTTGCCGGTTATTACGCCTATTTGTTCAAAGACTCTCGAGAGTTCGACAAGGAATGGGTAAAACTTCCGGCAGAAGAAAAGAAAGAACTGTCGGGCTGGGAGATTATCGAACAATACAAAAAGCAGGCGCAGATTGAAGAATGCTTCCGGATTATGAAGACAAATTTCAATTTAAGGCCGATGTATGTCTACACAGATGAACACATCGAAGCACAGGTCTTGATCTGCGTTCTGGCTCTCATCCTGCTTCGAATATTAAGCAAGAAGCTCAAGCTTGCAGGCAACCCAATGACGACAGAACAAATACTTGCGGCACTCAACACTGCCAAGCTGTCGGTTCAGCCGGACAAAGAACAGCCGGCCCTTTATAGGCCGTTAAGACAAATCCTGCGTCGGCCTCAAGATGATGATCCACATGCACCGATACACCTGTACGAAGAGACAGACCTAAGCCGGATCATGAACTGCGTAGATTTAACTCCTCTGCCGCCCGTAGCAGACAAGAACGAGCTTGCACACTGTCTGAAGACACGCTTCGATACGGACAAGGAAGCTCTGGGCGCCGTTTATCAGATTTAGCGAACGACAAAATAAAAATCTAGAGGGGAGTTTTACTGTTAAAAAACTAAATTAAAGACGGAGTCACCTTGGGGACTCAGCGATTTAGGTGTCAAAGACAGGTTGAAGAGTTGTCTTTTCCCTTTCCATGAATAGCGGAAATAAAACTCTTTGCCGTATTTGGTGACACGCAATTGAAGGCCTCGGCTTCCGGTAATTGAATAATATCCTTCCGCCGTTAGATTTTTGATTTCTAAGACCGTTGAAACTTGCATCCAAAAACTCCAAATTCAAAGTGGTCACTAAGAAGAAAAAACTCAAAATTTAGTGACCAGTTTAGTGACCATTTAGTTGCGGCTGCATGCGAACTCATGTGAACTTATATGAACAACGTTTGTTGCAATTGTTTCGCAACTTTCTGAATTTTATGGGATTTTTGAACGCATATGAACTCATGCGAACTAATGAATGGCGGAGAGGGGGTCTGCCATCTTCCGCCTGAGACACGGCGAGACAATTCGAGACAAATAGAGACATCATCTTTCAAAAGCCCCGTCAATATTGGCTTTCAGAAGATTAAATTTCCGCTCTGTAATTTCCGATTGAGACACGACGAGACATGGAAAGACATTTTCTCGCCTGCGAGTGGTGGACAAAGTGGTGGACAAAATAAAGCCTTAAGAGGATAATTTGCCATAGGATTCGCTTGTGGCGGACCTTATTGGTGGACATGGCGGACTGAAGGCGGAACGAATTTTCCGAGAAAGCGATTGGCGGACTCCAAGACTTTCATAACCTCCCGTCCCGCTTAGGTTTTGCTTGCCCACCATGGTGGACAAAACCAAAGGGGGAAAATCTCATGCAAGTTACAGCCAAAAATATTTTTAAATTGCCGGACGGGAAGCATCCTGTCGCCCCTAACTTAAATCTTGTTGTTCGCGGTACTTCTCGCTCTTTCGTATTTAGATATATGCTCGGCGGCAAACGAAAAGAAAAAAGCCTCGGTTCTGCCAATACGATCACGATTAGCCAGGCTAAAGAAATGGCCGAGAAGTTTCGCGTCGGCCTGACCGAGGGCACTGCGCCCATGACTCCGAAAGAGGTTCTCGACAAAGAGGTTAGGGCCGACCTTACTTTCGAGGACTATGCCGAAAAAGCGATCGAGAAGATCGCGAACGTGCGCCTGTGGAAAAATGCTAAACATAAGGCTCAATGGTTCGCCACTGTCCGCGCCTATGCCGTCCCGGTACTAGGTAAAAAGAAATTATCTGAAATAAAGCGGGCCGACGTCCTGGCAGTGCTGCAGCCGATATGGTCGACCAAAACGGAGACCGCCTCCAGGGTTCGCGGCCGCCTGGAGAACATATTCTCTTATGCAGTAAGCGACGGCCTCATGGACTTCAATCCCGCACTGTGGAGAGGCAATCTGGACAGGGACCTGCCGCCGGCGTCTAAAATTCAGCAGGTTCAGCACCAGGAGTCTATGCCGCTCGAAGAGTTACAAGAAAAGATCAGCTGCTTCTATCCTGCGACGACAAGAACAAAGCAGGCAATCCTCTTCACAATTCTGACAGCCAGTCGCGTAGGAGAATCTGTCCCGGCACGCTGGGATGAGATCGATTGGGAAAACCGTATTTGGTCCGTACCTCCGGAAAGACGAAAAGACCAAAAGCCGTACCCGCACCGCGTCCCCTTAAGTGACCAGGCGATTGAGCTTTTGAAGTCTATCGAGAAAAAGGGCGATCATATTTTCGGTGTCTCTGAGGAAAGTTTGGGAAGCCGCTACACCCTAACCAAACTGCTCAAACGACTGACCGGAACGACTGCCACGATGCACGGCTTTAGATCGACATTCAGAGACTGGGCGGCCGAGAGCGGAGTTCCGGACATTGTCGCCGAAAAATGCCTGATGCATACAACAGGAAACGCCGTTGTCCAAGCATATCAACGTTCTGATCTGTTGGAACAACGGCGTGAAGTAATGCAGCAGTGGGCTGACGCAGTCTTTAGCGAAGTTTCGTCGGCTGCTTAGACATCCAGTTGTCTATATCTTTGATGTGCCACCGTGGACGCCCTGCAATATAGCGGGGCGTCGGAAATTTATAGAAGTCCGCATCCTTTCTCCAGCGGTCCACCGTCCGGGTCGTGATCCCCAGGTAGGTGGCGAGCTCCATTTTGCTTAGCCAGGTCGCTGTCATTTTTCTTCCCCTATTGTTTGGTCGTACAAGGCCTTGTCGGTTTCCAAGACTTTGATGCGGTCGCGCACAAAGCCATCCAGCAAAATCCAAAAGTCGTAGTAGTTGGTCTTACGGGCTTTAACATAAGAACCAACCGCTTCTCCCAGTACACCACCGGTACGCGCAAGATAATCCACAAGGTTTACAAACCTTTTAGTTTCTTCCTCCGACATCCGTAGTGCCGTCCTCGTAAATCTGAAACGGTTCAAATACCATTGAGCTTTTTTGAGATCAAGCAATTCACTGGAGCCTTCCTTGTGGCCCGCACGGAAACAATACTTGATGGCGTTGCCTTCGCAGAACGGCCGGCGCTCGCAGAAGTCGATAGGTTCGAGCTTGATTGACTGTTCTTCATAGTGGGACGGATGGTTAACAAAGTCGCTCATTTTGCTTTCTCCTCTTCCATACGTTTCAGTTGACGTTCGATCTTAGCTTCCATGAGCTTGTCGATCTTCTCTTTGAGTTCCGGGTATCCTTCAATCAGGTACTCCACTTGCTTTGCGACGAGGAGCGCGTCGGCAAGTTCCTCGGCGTTTTGCTCACGTGCGGTTTCAAACTGTTCGCGGACGATGGCCTTAGAAACCCGCGTAGGATTGGGGTCATCAAGAAGACAGTGGTAATAAAGCACTTTATGGTTTGAAGCGGAGAACTCCGCACACTCCTCGGCTAACTTGGCAACTTGAACTTCAAGCCCATAGTGGTCGGCAATTTGTTTTAACTTATCGTTCATTTACATACCCTTTGAAAAATGAATCCACGTGGGGAGCACCTAGTTCTTTCAAACGCTCGGTGTTTAGGGCGTAGGCATAGCCGTCATGCCGGGTCTTACCTATAAGTTCCTGGTTGATAATTCCTGCAAGTTTCAAAACCTTAAGGGCGCGTCGGAGTGTCTCGTAGGCCAAGCCAGAGACTTCTTGCAATCGGGTGAGCGTTACTCTGCCGCGCAGGTTTACGTTGTAGAGAACGAAATACAGAAGGATCCTGGACGAGTAACTGAGATCTGACCTGCCTAGTACCCAGTCCGGCAACGTCTGTATCGGCGGCTGTCTACGTTTCTTTGGTGTCGGCATTCTTTTCTCCCTTATTCCGCAGGTAATCCAACAGCATGTCCTGAACTTCGCGCTTAGATCGCTTCTTGGCGAGCGCGACATAGTCGATCGTGTCCTTCGCCAGGATCTGATAGACCGTGACGACTCGCGGGTGGCCGGCCTGGAGCTGACGCATCGGACCGATACGCTCAATCACCTGGAGGTACTCTTCAAGGTTCCACCACTGGCTAAAGAACACGAGCTTGCTGGAGCCGTCTTGCAGACTCAGGCCATGGCCCGCACTTGCCGGGTGAACGAGTAGCATCGGAATCTCGCCGTTGTTAAAAGCCGCGATTGTCTCCGGACGTTTATCGAAGGCGCGGGCTTTTGGGAATGCCTCCAGGATGCGGGCAAGGTCAGTCTTAAATTGATAGGCCACAAGGAGCGGCTCGCCTGCTGCTTCTTCCACAATGGAGGCGAGCGCATCCAGTTTGGCCGTGTGGACTTCTTCCCAGTTATGGGTGTCGTCGGTGTAGATCGCACCGTTTGCCAATTGCAGACATTTGACCGTTTTAGCCGCGGCGTTAGCTGCTTCCACCGTGGTGGCATTGGCCAGCTCGATAAAGAGCTCCCGCTCCATGTCGTCATACAGCGCCTTGGCCTCGTCCGGCAATTCGACTTCGACGTTCACAAAATGCGGCTTGTCTAAATCAAAGTAGTCCTCAGCTTTAATCGACAAGCAGACGTCCGAAATGGCATTCTGAATCTGCTCCTGGGCGTACTCCAGAGGGACCCACTGCACCGCGGCCGCAGTCGCGCCGACCCTCAGAGGTCTAAACCACCGCTCGTGAAACGCGGTGAAAGACTTCCCCAGACGCTGGCCGTTGTCGATGAACCAAAGCTGGCCCCACAGGTCATTGAGGCCGTTGGGAGAGGGCGTGCCGGTTAGCGCGATAAACCTCTTGAAGAAGTTGGTGAACTTGGCCAGCGCCTTCGCACGCTTTGAGCCTTGTCTTGTCCGGAAACTTTTCAGCCTAGTGGACTCGTCTGCTACGACAACTGGGAAGGGCCACGTGTAGTTGTGGCTGGTGAGGTAGTTATCCAGCCACTGCAGATTGTCATAGTTAATGACATAGACATCGGCTTTGGTATGCAAGGCCTTGACGCGCTCCTTCGTGCTGCCGAGGATCGGCGACACTTTCAGATAGCTGAAGTCACTCCACTTCCTCACCTCACTCGGCCAAGCGTTACGGGCTACCGCAAGCGGAGCGATTACAAGCGCCGGGCCTTCACCATAAAGATCTTTTAGGATCTGAATAATCATGAGCGCGCTTGAAGTTTTGCCCATGCCCATCGGGACGAACAATCCGCAGCGCTTATTTTTTAAAGCGAATCGGATCATGAGTTCCTGGTAAGGCCAGGGCTTGAAATCTCTCGACATAATTACGGCTCCACGGATCGAGACAATGCAACGAGGTGGCTCACCAGGGATTCGGCCTGATCCTCTCCGTAGACGACGTAGACCTGGCACCCGGCTTTCTGCAGCCGTGCATGCTCACGGACCTGATGAGGCCTGAGCGCGCCGGTGTGCGCCTTCGCTTCGATCCAGGCGTGCACGCCCGGGAGCAGAACGAGAAGGTCCGGAGCACCGCGCACACCTTCCCAGGAACACTTCCGGACTTCTCCGTTAGCTGCTTTCACTCTTGCCCGGATAAGGGCGACGACTTTTCCTTCGGGTGTCATGACTGCTGTTCCTTAACTTCAAAGTCGGAGATGTCAAACATGACGTTTGTGGAGAAACCGGAAACTGAAGCCCGTTTAGAAACCGGGGCGAAGATAGTGTCGCGCCACTTCGAATAGACGCCCCAGAATGCAAGCGCTCGTTCTTCGGCAAAGCGAACAGCACATTCGAGTTCTTCCGGATTGTTAAAGAAATGTGCAAAACGCTCCTTAACTTCGGGCTTCATACGGATAATTATTTCTCGGGATTTCATTTCCAATCTCCTAGTCTTTGCGGTAACGCAGTGAAGTGAATCCGGCCGCAGCCAGCGGCAGGTCCGGTGCCCAACTGGGCGGAGTTGACATGAGCTTTTCAAGCTCGGTGTTGTCTTTAGAGAGGTCGGCCTCAGTGATAAATTCGTCATGCACTGAGAAGACGATTTCAAATCCTGCCTTCTCGATTGAATCCATGGCGCCGATCAAGATGTCTGCTGCCGCGGCCTGGGTAGCGTTTTCCACGCACTTGCCACTGTAGGTGCGGATGCGCTCCCACTTCCGGGAATATTGGTTGATCCCCATGTAGGAGAAGGTGCCGGTGCCGACTCCGCCATCCTCCAGGCGGGCGCCGGGATAGCAGATAAAGCGTCCGGAAGGCAGTTTCATGCGCAGCCAAGATCCGTTCTTACTGAACCAAACTTTGCCGGCTTTAGCGGGCACGTCCTTGAGCGCAGAGACCGCGGCCTTATCGACATCGGCCCAAAACTTTTGTATTGCCGGATGCGCATCCCGCCAGGCGAGCTTGACAGCTTCGCAGGCGATAAAGGTTTCGCGCTTTAAGTTGTGAGTGAGTTTCTTTTCCTTGTACCACTCATAAGACCCTTCAGCTTGGCCCCAGTAGGAGAAGGAAATATTTTCCCGGACATGTTTCGCGAGCTTATCCAGGTCAATCGAATACGCAGAGGCGAACGTGAGGAATGCACCGACGCCGCCCTGGTAACCGAGCGCAAGCTCCATGACCTTGCCGATCTGTCTTTGGTGTTTCGTCACATCCTCCGGACGGATACCGAAGGTGCGGCCGTAGGTCGCTTTATAGAGGTCAGGGCCGTGGCCGGCATCGAAATCTCGGAATGCTTTGAGCTTCCATTCTTCTCCGGCGAGCCACGCCAGCATGCGGCCTTCGATGTTTGAGAGGTCGGCCACAACTAAATGCTTCCCGGGTGTAGCCATAATGCACGACCGCAGACAGGAGGACATGAGTTCTCCCGGCTCAGCCAGGTACTCGGCCCAGCCGCCCTTAATCGCTTCAATACCGGCGTCAATGACATACTGCGGAAGCGTCGGCCGCGGCAGGTTCTGCAGCTGCATGAGGCGCCCGGCGTATCGGCCTGTGCGAGTAGCTCCTCTAAACTGTAGGCACCCGCGCATGCGGCCGTCCGCACTCGTCGAGGCAATGAGCTTTTTATATTTGGCAGTGGACGTCTTAGTGGACGCCAGGCGCACACGCAGGAGCTCCTTGACTACTTCCGGCAGATTCTCGTCGTTGAGACGCCGCTCGATTGTGGACTTAGTAAGATCCGGCAAGCTGACGCCATACTGCTGCAGGATGTGGGCCAGGAGCGCATCGCGCTGAGTAGCGGACCCGACCTCTCCGTTAGTGAGGTCCTGGGTGCGCTTGGCATTCTCTGCTTTGAGCTTATCGGCCAAGGAGATCGCTGCTTTCGCGAGATCGAGGTCCATCCGGACACCTCTATTATTAATGCGCTGATCGATCACGAATTGAGCGCGATCCCTCGGGCCCCAATTCCAGGACGGCAATTTTTTATAAATCACGCGCATGGCCTCGACGTCCAAGCGGCAGTAGTTCACAAAGCGGGCCCAATCCTCCGGATCCGTCGTGCGGTTGCGCACGTTGCCCTTACTGTCGGGCTTGCAGAATTTCAGCACGAGGCGCCGGCCGTCCTTATCTTTGGCCTTATCCACGCCAAGGCCGTAAATCTCAGACAGCGCGCCCAGAGATCCGGGCAAACCGTGGGAATACGCTTTGACCATACAGTCATCTACGCGCTCGAAGGGGATGTCGACATGGAGGTTTTTGGCCTTGCGCAGGACGGGAACGTCGAAATTCGCGCCGTTGTGCCAAACGAGATTGACGTCCGGAGCATTCATTTCTGCGACGGCAAGCACGGCCTCCAGCTCAAACGGCATTCTCTCGCCCGTTGTGACGTCCCAAACCTTAGCCGGGCCGTCATCAATCGCATAGCCGAACAGCAGAACTTCGCAGTCTTCTGCGTACTGGTGAGGGCCGTTCATAATGTCGCGGGTACTGAAAGTTTCTAAGTCTGCCCAGAGTGTTGTCATATTGAGTCTCCTTAATAGCCGTCCCTCGTGTGAAGGACGGGTGGTTAAAAAGGCTTTATTTGGCTGACACCTCTTTACTTATCAGGGCGGCTTGTAAGAGGTCCATTACGTTGGTCAAACTTTTGAGGTACAGCTTTTTGGCAAATTCTCCGAATCCGGTCGTCATGGTGTCGACGCCAGTTTCGATTTCAAGCGTTGTCTTAATCGCAGACATGACCGCATAGGCTTCTACCTCGGATAGTCCGAGCACTACGCCTTGTCCCTCTGTTCTGTTCTTTGCCATGGCTTACTCCCACGGTTTCTTGTCGTCGTCGCTCGGCTCGTCGTCTTCGATAACCTCGAAGTCGCTGGCCTTAGCAGGACCGGAGCCGGAGCCGAAGGCATCCCCGTCTTTGACGAACTGGAGGCCTACGAGCTTGCAGTTAATGCGGCGGCCGCCCTTAGGATTGTCTTGGGCCCAAATTTCAATGCGAGCATTGACATAGCAGCCGGAGTACAGAACGCCGTCCTCTTTTGTGATCGGTTCGCACTTCTTATTAAAGACAGAAGGTCGGGAAGGGTTGCGGGCGCTGACAAACATCATGCCGTCATAGCCGTCGTAATCCTTAGTGCTACCGTCACGCAGGCAGACGCGGTTTTCTCTCACCAGTTTGGCCAGGACGTCCTTGCCTTTAGCGCCCCACTTTTCAGTGGCGACACGCATCATCTCGTCTTCGACTTTCTTGACTTCCGGAGAGCCTTTCGGCATGAGGATGGATGCGGAGTAAACGGGCTCCGAGCCGTTAGAAGAGGACGGAGTGAAGACGTGTTCAAAAGAGAGACGGCCATAAATATTGAATGCCATAGTTGTGCTCCTTATTAATTAGAGATAGGTGTGAAATCGGATGCGGTTGCGGTCGGAGACCATGCCGGGCGCTTGTCTGCTGCCGGGACGACGGTCGGACTCGGTTCGCTGCGGGTGATGATGGTTTCGGCGCGCTTCCATTGACGCTCGCCGATTCGACCCGCCTTGAGGAGTTTCTCCAGGGCGGTCGGAGTGATGACCTTGTAGGTGTAGCGCTCGTCTTCCTTCAACTTGAAGGACTTGAGCATGGCCTCGGCTTCTGCGTTGCTGGTCCATTGACGGTTGCCCGGGCGGCCGAGCACGAGCTTGAATCCTTCGACCTGGACGCCTTGCATCATTTGGTCGTAGGCGGCCTCACGCACTGCCGCGATCCACGGCTCCAGGAGGTCGGCGAGCTGAAGATTCAAAGAGAGCTGCTCCGAGCTCAGAGCTTCTTCCGGAACAATCGGGATGTCTTGGCCCTTGTCGAGCACCGGACGGAAGTCACATGCTTCTGCGGCCTTCTGCTGGAGAGCGGGGCATGCGGCCTTAGCTTTACAGAATCGGCAGGCGTCGGCAGACGGCTCCAGTGCAGCCGAGGGAAGAGGATCGGCGCGCAGATAGTTGATCGCAATAGACGCTCGCGCCCGGGCTTTGTTGACGAAATCCTCGAGCTCGGCCGGAGTGAGCTTCCAAGAGCAGATATTGTTAATGCGCGGCTGGAAGATCGTGAGCTCAATGTCTTTGACCTCGTCGATCACATCGAACAAGGGCAGGGCACCGGCGGCGTAAATCATGAGCTGGGTATTGTGCTCGGCGTCGACCTTCACGCCCTTACCGAATTTAAGGTCAATGATCTTGAGCGTGCCGTTGACCAATGCGGCGCAGTCGATTGTGCCTTTGGCATTAGCTTCACCGGTGACCTCTGAGACAGAAACCGGATACTCAATGCGGCGGACACCGCCCGCAGTTTCGCGTTCAACGAATAGGACATAGTCCTGGACGAAAGTCAGATTGTCAGAACTCAGGGCTTCGGCCGGCTGAGGCTGATTCTGCGGATCAAGGAGGTGTGCGGCCCAAGCATGGGCGAGTGTGCCTTCCTCGGCATAAGAGGACGATTCGTCCGGGAAAAGGCGGGACAAAGATACGCTTCCCGGGCAAGACATCCAGCGGTGGGCAGAAGACGGAGATAAAAGAGCGTGGGCCATTACAGAACTCCTTCAGCTTCGAGAGCTTTAACCAGTGCATCGCAGAAAGCGGGCAGTTTTTCGTCCGGCAGTTCGGACTGGCGTCTTACGCCGAAAGAACGGAGAATCTCGGCACCCTTGGCGGGAGAATGCTCGAAGAGCTTTTGCAGTTTGGCGACCATGGCCTCACGAAGTTCGGTGTAGTTAATCGGTGCTGCCTTAGGCTCAGCTTTAGGCGTCGTAACAGGTGCGGTTGTTGGCTCGGCGGGTGCTGCCTTAGTTGCAGCCACCGGAGGAAGGTCCGCCGCAGCCACAGGTTCAACCGGTGCGGCCTTAGCTTTAGGCGCCGGGACGGCTGTCGCAGGAGCCTGCACGGGTTTCATGCTCATGGCCTGTTTAACAATCTCAGCCAGGTATTGCAGTGCTTTGGTGTTTTCTTGGATGGCAGTTTCTAAAGACATAAATATCTCCTTTAGTCTTAGATGGAAGGGCGATCGGGGAAGAAGTCCCCGGTTTCTAGGTTGGAAATGGCGTGGCTAATCTTGTCGACCTGGGCGCGGATGGCGTCGAGTTCTTTACGGGGGATAACGAGCTGGTCGTCAGGGCATTCGTCATCCAGTTCATCGCTATCAACGAGCAGATCGCCTTCGACAAGAATCTTGCCTTGAGATTCGAGAATTGCGCTGGAGACTTTTTCCAAGTCGGAAGCAAAGTGCCCGAGCTTGTCGTCAAGCTTTTTCAGGCCCTCGATCGTGTCCGTATCGAGCTTTTTAAATTTTTCCTCTAGGTCTTTCGTTTCTTCCTGGGCGGCGGCCACGTCGTCCTGAACGTCCTCCAGGCGATCAGCCAATGTCCGGATAATCGGCGGCATGTTGGCCAGGCTCTCGGAGTGCAGCCAGGAGAGAAGTTCTTCGTTGTTCAACTGATTGAAGTTGTACGACGCCAGGTTAAAGACTGAGTTCATAAGAGGCCTCCGAGCAATTCCGGAAGAATGAAGACGAGGCAGACAAAAGCCCAGAAACAGACGAAAGCAACAAGGGCGCCGGCAAAGATTTCGAGATCGTTAAATTCGCGTCGCATAGACCACCTCACGCGGACAAAAGTTGACAACGGGTTGTGCCGGAATGACCCAAGGCTCTGGAAGGACCGGAGCATTCAGGATGAAACCAAGAGCTTTATGTATCGCCCTAATAGAAGGGAGGGTGCCGTTCGTGAGGTCTATTGCATCGGAAACCGTGATGTCGAGAAGATCTGAAAGTCCCAAGACTGTCATGGATTTGTAGTTCTTCTCGATGAGAGCTTCCTTGAGCTTAAGACGGAGTTGAGGGCCCGTGAGGTGCAAGGCAATTTGGCTCATAAGCAACCTCACTTAGCGGAAGAAAAGAAGTCGTTAAGTTCGGAGATGGCGGCCAAGGCGTCCGGAGGAAGTTCACCGGTGCGACCGGCAATATCAATAAGGCAGGTTTGGAGAGTCAACCATGCGGCAAGAGGAGTTTTATAAAACGTTGCATCCTGCTCATTTAGCCAAGTGACATATTTGCTCGCATTGTCGCAGGCCTTTTTGACGCGGCCGTTTAAGAATCTACTAACTGTTTGAGCCGGGAGGTTAAGAGCTCGGCCGAGTTTACTGGCGGTGAAACCGCGCTCGGCCATTACTTTCTTTAGGTCTTGGCGGAGTTGTTCGTCCGTTGAGAAGATGTAGGGACTGTCGCTTTTGGTATTCGGCATTTCGTTTGTCCTTCGAACTTAATCAATTCACAAACGAATTTAAAACTTTAGGAATATAAAATCAATGCCGATAGTTTAAATAATTCCAATAGGAATTTAAGAGAGCAAAGAAAAACCGCTTGAGGGCGGTTCGATAATCTTTTTCCTACTGCAGAAAATGAGAAATTTGAGTCGGCGTAAGAATTGAAGAGGTCAAATACTCCGGGTGCGACTTATAAAATTCTTCTTGTGCAGCCAATAGACTTAGAGGCACATCATATTCGTTTATAACTGCAATATCATTCCCAAATCGACTGTCGTCAAAAGAAAAAGTTGCAAACCGGTTCCGCTCAAAGCCATTAGAGCACAATAAATCGACCAGTACTCTTTTTGTACTGGTACCCTTCGTAAGAGATCTTAATTTTTTTTCCAATTCGTCGGTAGATTCGAACGGGCTCTCAAAACTTACTGAGCTAACAATAAAATCAAACGAAGAACCGACGACGGTCCTTACCTCAAAAGTCATAGCAAGTCATATAAAGCTTTTATGCGCGTCAAGCATATTTCACTTTTTTCCTGAAGAACAGAAAAACTACTAATAACTGGGTTCAGCGCGGGTTCGTCTGTGGAATGCGAATAGCCGTGCCTTTCCCTGTAATAAAAATTGTAGGCGGATTCTAATGCATCTTTATATTCTTCTGAAACTTTTTGGGCGCAAGGAGGTTTGAAATAGTAAGCACGTGTGGAATTATCCTTTGGGAAAAATGCGCCAAAGGTTTCTGTCTTTTTCATGCGGATGCTAAACGCTTGCTTTAAAACTACTTTAATAGCCCCCTCAAGCACTCTTAATTCAGGGAGAAGTAAGAAAGAATAGTCTGGCAAATCAGGGGAAGAAAGCTTAATCATCCAGGCGGAGATTAAATAGTCTTGTTCGGTCGGGCTGAGTTTGTCGTAGGTCGCTCCAAGTTTGGATGCTAAGTAATCCTCTGCCAAGTTTTTTCTTACGATTTGGGCGCGCCCTTCCTCTCTCCTTACAAGAACTTTTTCCAGGCCAGCGAGGTCTAGAAGCTCCGCAAGGTGGTAAATGACTGCCTTGTAACAGGAAAGAGGACGGCCTTGAATCCTGAGGGTGAATGATTTTGGGAAATAGCAAAGAGACAACTTATCCTTGTATAAAAGTGATCTGATATCTGTTTTTTCCCCTCCGGGAATATCTGAATTCACCGTCTCATAGCCTTCTTCTTTGAGGCAATCTAAAAGAACTGCGTAATCTCCTGCGGGTATTGAGTTAAGAGACATTTCAACTCTCTCAAACTCATCCGGATTTATCGTTTCCTTTAAGTAAACCGCTAAGCATTCTCCCAAGTCGTAGTTTTTTCCTGTTTTGTACAAAATGCTGGTGCTTCCGTCTTGGTTTAGGTAAAGGTTTACCTGGGCCGGTTTACTACCGGGTCGGCCAAAGCGAATAACACGCAATTTGTCGTCAGGACCCCATTCGCTCGGTGTTCTTTCCAGTTCTTTCAAGCCATTTTCTTGATAAAACTGCTTTATGAATTCTGATAACTTTTCTCTGTCGAGATTAAGGTTTTTGAATGTACTTTTCTCGCTGGTCATGGAGATCTAACCCATTAAAATTTACTTCCTTACAGCTCAACGTACTTGCCAACCGCCACGCCCGCGATCCGCATACTCTGGGTGAACGGCTGGAATTTAGGGCCGGGCCAATCCGGATTAAGGGCCTTTAGATAGTAATCCGAGCCGTCCTTTACGAGTTTTTTGAGTGTCGCTTCCGGGTCTGCTGCGCCGTCGTCAACTGCTGCCACAATCCTGCCGGATTCAGCCGGAACCTCAGGATCAATAAAGACAATGTCACCTTCGTAAAACATCGGCTCCATGGATTCGCCTCTGACCTTTAGCGCGAAGCCTTCGTCGCTGATGCTGACCGGGCAGAGGTACCACTTGTCCATATCGTCAAGAGAGGCTACTGGAGTAGGGAGGCCCGCTTGCACCCAGCTGATAAGAGGCACGCGGCGAAAACCTGCTACAGGATCGGCATCCTTTGGAAGGTCAGGCGTGTAAATCAGTTGCGCTACTGAAACATTTAATACACGAGCTATCGCCTCAGTAGTATCGATACCCGGCTGTTTTGTCTTGCCCGTAAGTATCTTATTGATTGCCGACTGGGTAAGACCTGCGGATCTTGCTAATTCGTTTTGAGAGACGCCGTGTTTTTCCATCAGCGCTCTTAAGTTTTGAGCAAAAGTAGACATCGCACGATCTCAATAAAAATTCCAATGGGAATATTTTAACAGTCTTAAAGTTGTGTGCATATTCCGAAAAGAATTAGAATCTATTAACTAAAGTTGTAATTCTTGAGGTTTATATGGCCGCTTCATTACTCTCACCGGACGCCGCAGTTTTCAAGCTCGAAAAAGCCGGTCTCAAACAGCATCAGATCGCCGCACTGCTCGGTATCGCCCAAGGTACCGTCAGCAAGATCAAATCAAAACGCTACACAGAAGTCAGCTACAAGATCGTCGACAAGCTCCGTGAACTTGTCGCCCAGCTTTGTACGGAAGAAACCAAGAAAGAGAAATCAAAATGACTTCAACTTTTATTTTTGCGGGTATTCCTTGCGTCCTTAATGTCTTTTGCCCTCGCGGCGGTTCTGATGTAAGCCATGCAAACAGCAAACAAGTCGTTGATCGCTTCAGTCATCTGGAGTGCGGTTTCCAGCGTATCTTTTCCTTCCAGGTCCAAAAATCCGGGATGGGCCGAGTCATTCCCGACGGCGCGGCAATTATGCAGACGTTCTTTCAAAAGCGGACTGACTTGAAGTGCGTCTATCTTGTTATTCAACGAAGATTCAGAGTCAAAGTCTTTAACGCCCATACGAGGTATTGCCCAGTTGGCAAAGGTTTCAAGGCTGACTCTCAGGAGGGCACAGCAGGAACGAGGAGACAGGCGGAGCACGCTTTGAGCTTCTTCAAAAAATCTTTTAGTAGCCTCTGGAATACCTTCGCAGGGCTTAATCCCGCTGGATACGGGCCAAACAATCTTATTCCCGATAAAAAGGGACATTCCTCCGCATGCGGAACAAACACGAACAGCAATCTCGTCAGGGCCATAAAACTCCGCCACATCTTCAATGTGGACGAAATTTGCCTGATCGTCGTAGGGATTCCGCGTTCTTCTCCAAGGCTCAGGCCAATCACGCTTAACGAGTTTAAGAGGTTCTTTATTCAAACCGGCGCCGCAATGCGGGCAAATGTATTCGGGACGAAACATGACTAAGACCAAGAGAGATTTTTTTGAAATTGTAAAGGAACGCTCGGCAAAGATAACCAGTGCCCTGAACGCCCTGGAATTGGCCGAGCAGAGTTTGGAAAAAACAAAGACCGCGGCCGCTGTCAGAGGTGACGGCGGCTTAATCGATATAAGAGACCTTGCGCTAAACGTCATTACCGCCAAGAAGCGTTTGGATGAGGCGCTGGCGTTTTTGATCGAGTCTCAGTTAGACGAAGAAGAAAAGGTGGTTTCATGACCCAAGAGAAAGTTATCACTTTCGATCAGGGCGCACAGCGCCTTGTCGACAACGGCTATCTGCCGATACCGATTAAGCCGGGAGAGAAGTTCCCGGACCTTGAGAAAGGATGGACATCCTACCGATTCAAGCCGGACGACGCTGAGATCCATGCCGGGTGCGGCATAGGACTGCTCACCGGACAGGGCGAGCATAAGGTGATCGGCATTGACTGCGACATCACAGACTTCGAGCTCCTCCAGCTGATCTACGACAAACTCTCCAAGATGTGCGGCGGCAGCCACAAGTTCTTATCGCGCGTTGGCCGCAGGCCCCGGACATTGTTCTTAGTCCGGACGGATAAAAGTTTCTCCAAAGTCTCCTCGCATAAATTCCTGGACGACCGCGGCCAGGAGCAGCAGCTGGAGATCCTCGCGAACGGTCAGCAGTTTGTTGCCTTCGGCCGCCATAAGGTTACCGGCCAGCCGTACTCATGGGGCACTGTCGATCGCACGCCGCTCGATCATCCGGCCGAATCCCTGGCAATGGTCACGATGGAGGAGGCTCAGTCGCTTGTCGGAATTGTCAACGACTACGCAGTCAAGCACGGCTGGAAGTTAAAGGAAAGAGGCGGCGCCGGCCGCTCCGTGTCGGCAAACGCAGGACCGCTCACGGCTTTCGACGTTGAGTGCATGAAGTGCAGGAACATCCCACTCGCGGAAGCCAGGAAGATCATCAGCCATATTGACGCAGACGCATACAAGGACTGGCTTGAGGTCGGTATGGCGCTGCACCTGGAGTACGACGGCTCGGACGAAGCATTCCGACTCTGGGACGAATGGAGCAGCAAGTCGGCAAATTATCCGGACAAAGGATCCAAGGCACTCGCGGAAAAATGGGCGTCATTTGTTGAAATCGGCAAATGCAAGGAAGAGCTGATCCGCATGCCGACCGTAATCGCCAAAGCTGAAGAGGCCAAAGCGAGCAGAGAAAAGCAGATGCGAATCGCGGCCAAAGCGGAATTTACTGCTGCATTGGCGAAATGCAACGATGAGTTTGACGTCGAGACATTAGCGAGAAAAACCTCTCTGTCTAACCGTGCAGACAGAGAGGTTTTCACGAATTACGCCTTAAAGCGCCTGAAAGAATTGGGCGCCGGATCAATCACAAAGACGAGTATACAGGGATGGTTTAAGAAAAGTACTTGTTCCGACTACGCGTTCAATGAGCTCGGCCTTGCGGAAAGAATGCGGGACACTTACAAGGGCGGTTTGAAGTGGGATTGCATTAACGGCCAGTGGTACACCTGGAACGGAATCCGCTGGAAGAAAACGCCCAATGAAGCCATCATGGGCTACGCCCGCATGACTGTGGAGGCGTTGTTTGATGAGGCTAGGGGCCTCGACAGCGAAAGCGCGGTAATGCTCAAAGACTTCGCTTCCAAATGCTGCAATCCCAAAACATGGGAGAACATGCTCAAGGCCTTCAAATCTTTCTCAGACGGGGACAACAGCGTACTCATCAGCCCGCACGAGCTCAACCAAAATCTGCGCTACTTCGGAGTGAACAACGGCGAGATCGACCTAAAGACCGGTGAATTTATTCCCGGGGATCCCGCGCACATGATTACGCTCCACTCTCCGGTCAACTACGACAAAGACGCGACTTGTCCTTATATCGACGACCGAATGCTGGAGATATGCAACGGTGATCCGGAGATCGTTGAGTTCTATTACGACATTTTCGGCGCCGGAATGACCGGGCGCCTGCGCAGGTCGTTCTTAATCATGTTCGGCTTAGGCCACAACGGTAAATCCGCGCTGCTTAACCTGGCGATCAAGATGATGGGCAACGGCCAAGAGGGCTATCACGTCGGAGCCGACCAAAAGACTTTTATCGAAGGCAAAGGCGGCTCGGCGGGCGGCGCTAGAGAGGACATCACACGACTCAAAGACAAGCGACTGGTGACACTCGTCGAGACCTCCGACGGCAGCCGCCTCAATAGCTCGCTCGTCAAACAGCTGACCGGCGGCGACCCGATGACAGGACGGCAAACGTGGGCCAAGAGTTCGATCACGTTCACGCCGTGCTGTCTGCCGGTGCTCGTGTCCAACCATAAGCCGATCGTTGAGGATCAGAGTGAAGGCATGTGGGATCGACTGCTGCCGGTGCGCCACTTAGGCAACTTCAATGCTGAGCGCGCCGATCCCTTATTTGACCAAAAGTCTGAGGCCGAGCTCTCCGGTTTCCTAAACAAGTGTATTGCCGGCGCCCTCCGCTTTCAGCAGCGCGGCCTGCGAGTTCCGGACGCCATCCGCCGGGAGCAGAAGGCATACAGATCAGCCCAAGACCCGATGTCGGACTTTTTCTCAGAGCACTGCGTTATCGAGCCCGATGCGCGGTGGCCGCGGAGTGAGGCTTACAACGCCTGGAAGCAGTATGCAAGGGACTCTAGCGTCCCGCAGTATCAGGAACGAAAGAAATGGTTTTTTAACGCAATGGAGGAAAGAGGTTTTGAGACAGTGCAAAACAAAGGAATCACATGCTTTAAAGGAATCCGGATAAAAGCGGAAGGCTTTGAAGCTGTCGATTAAGAATTAGAGGGGTAAATCTTCAACTAGAAGTAAAAAAGTAAAAATACTATCTATTTCTAAAACTTCTCTCATACACGCGTATAGGAGAGTTTAGGAAAAGAGCCTAAAAAATACTTTTTTACTTCTCTAATAAGGGTTTCTACTATGTTATTAGAGAAAGAATCAAAGGTTTTAGAAAAGATAAAGGTCATATCTGTCGCAGTCGACTATGCACTCAAGGCAGGGCGAGTTTGGGACAGCAATCTGTATCACGGAGGCATGTACAACTGCCCTCCTATAAAGGATGTCCTCGATTTTATGGAGACATTCCACGCTCTAGACGCTTTCGTCTACGGCACGTGCGCAGAGGACAACTTGTTTGGGTGCGACCCCGCAAACCACTGGACGATCCAGGTCGGCTACTCTGAATCGGCGCCTGAGGCATGGAAGGGAGACGGCAAAAGCGGATACTGCGAGGCCTATGCAGTGGTGACGTACAACCGGAAAGGCGAGAGACGAGTACGCATTTTCGGAATCCCGGAAGCTATTGCAACGGTGTACGCGAGACTGTTTTTCACAACGCGGTTAGGCGGTACACCTTTTGGCATCGGCTTTCACAGCTCAAACGGCATTGTCACGGAAGTTTGAGCTTTAGCGGTTTAGACGCTTCCGGCGGCGGCAAACCGCTGGAGGCATCCCGGGGAGATAAGAATGACCGAAAAACAATCAACCTATCAACCTCATACGGTATTACCTCATGACGCCCAGAGATTACTCACAGAAGCCGCGAAAGCGGCACAAAAACTTCATGGACTCGGCCGCCAGCGGACCTTACAAGCGGCGATTGAAAGAGTTAAGAGAGAACATCCGGAGTACTTTAGGTCTTAGGGCCGGAGGCGTCGACTTTATCGGCCCGCTGGGAGCGTATGTCGGAGAGAGCCATCAGGCCGCGAGATATACAGACAATGAAGTCCTGCAGTGCATTGATTTGCGACTGGCAGGATTTTCGCTTAACGAGATATCGAAAAAGATGGAAATACCAAAGCGAACGGTCAGAGACTTTTTTGCCGGGAGAATAAGAGGCAAGCATCCGGTGAAGTTCGTTAAAGCAATGATCAATGAATAGGGCAGGAAGGCATCAAAATCGACCGCTGGAGAGCGATCGGCAAAAATTAATAGGACTTTATCGTCTATCGAAATTTGAGCGGCTGTAGAAGCGGCAAATCGGTTTTAAGGAAATACGGCGCCGCAAACAAAACGACTAAAATAAGCGTCAGGAGATTGACGGCATGAATCTACAAAGGTATAAAGTTGACAAGGAAGCCTTGAAAAAGCGAGTGACCGATGCGCTCGAAAAGCTGAGTGTATTGAGCGCCGGTATGGGACTGTTTCAGGATAAAACTCTGGGAATATGGCTCGGAATTTTCTGCTTTCTGTTGTGTTTATTGCTTTCTGGAGTGAAAAGAGATGACTAGCGCATGGTTCTTGTATACCTGCTTTGTAGCAGCGGTCGGCGTGCTGGCCTTAATCCTCTTTTTTGGAAAGGATCAAAAGCACGAGCACAAATAGTGCGCATTATTGAGCGACAGCCTCCGATAATCAACTCATTGATTACGGAGGTTTTATTATGTCTAGCAACAAGTTTGGAACAATAGAACGCCTGACACCGAAACAGGCCGCATTTGTCTCCGAATACCTGAAAAATGGCGGCAATGCGACAGAAGCCTACAAAAAAGCGGGATATAACGTCGGTACGGATAATGCTGCGGCAGTGAATGCAGCTCGATTGCTCAGAACGCCTAAGATCACCCGCGCGATAAGCAAGCGACAGGCCGAGCGCAACGAAAGAATGCAGTTAGAAGAGGACTTCGAGCTCAAAAAAGCCATTGATATCCTTGAAAAATGCTCCGAGCCGCAGCAAGTTTACAACTTCGACGGCAAACCGAAGAAAGACAAAGCGGGCCACGCCGTATTTATGTTTGACTCCAAGGGCGCGAACCAGGCGCTCACAACGATATGCCGGCTTAGAGGCAAATTCAGAGACAAGCTGGAAGTTACTCAGGATGTCAGTGACCGCGCCAATCGTTTAGCGCAGATCCTGGCGGCCGTGGAAAAGGACGAGAAATAGCAATATAGCGGAGGCATCCTCCGCCATGCTATCTATATAAATCAGCTAGATATGAACGATATTGCTATTTTGTCCACCAATTTGTCCACCTGTCGGCAGTCGGATGAGGCATCCCCGCCGACGGCCGGCACCTCCGGGCAAACGGGGTGTGATCGAGCCGCCCCAATCGATAACCCACGATGGATTAAAGAGGGGATATCAATAGGCGAAGGGTGTCCGAAATTCGGCGGTCGGAGGGGTGAAAACCCCAACTCAGCCCAGACGAGGGGCGTTATCATGGATCGATAGGCAATATCTGTAATTTGGCCGCGCGAGGGGTGATTTTATTCGCCCGCTCCACCCCATTCCCCATAACCGCATTTGTATTGACGGTGGTCTCATGGACAATGAAAAATCAGCAAATCAAAATTACGAACTGAACCTACAGAAGCTCGCAGTGCGGTTCAGTAACGATCCGCTCGCATTCGTGCGCCACGCATTCCCCTGGGGCGAAGGGATCCTAGAGAAGTACGACGGGCCCGATACCTGGCAGGAGAAAATCCTCGGCGACATCAGGGACCGATTGCAAAACGGTGAGACCCGCTACCAGGCGATCCAAATTGCCGTGGCGTCCGGACACGGAATCGGAAAGACCGCTTTAGTCGCCTGGGTCATTCTCTGGGCGATATGCACCTATCCGGATACAAAAGGCGTTATCACTGCCGAAACGGGCCGCCAGCTTTTAACCAAGACGTGGTCCGAGCTCCATAAATGGCACTCAGTCTGCATTTTCAAGGACTGGTTCGAGGTCGCGGCCGAATCCATCTACTCTCTCCAAAAGGGGCACAAATACACCTGGAGAATCGACGCCATTCCATGGAACGAAAGTAATACCGACGCTTTCCAGGGCCTGCATAACCAAGGCAAAAGAATCCTCGTTTTATTCGACGAAGCGTCCGTGATCGCTGAGAAAATCTACGAGGTGACCAAAGGAGCCTTGACCGACAAGGATACGCAGATCATTTGGTGCATTTTCGGAAACCCGACACGACCCGAGGGCGCCTTTTTCGACGCTTTCCACAAACAGCGCCACCGCTGGCTGCATTACAACATCGACTCCAGAACGGTCAAGATCACGAACAAGGAACTCCTGCAGCAGTACGTGGACGACTACGGCGAGGACTCCGACTTCGTGAAAGTTCGTGTGCGCGGAGTTTTCCCGTCGACCTCTGCCAAACAGTTCATTACTCGAGAGGACGTGGACGCAGCAGTCAACCGCCCTGTAGGCGTCATGAATTACGCCGCCACCGTTGCCGTCTTAGGCGTGGACGTTGCGCGAGAAGGCGACGACAGATCAGTGATCGCAACGAAAATCGGTCGCGACTGCACCATGCCCTTAAAAATTTTCCGAGGACTTACCGGGCCCCAGCTTGGAGAGCAGGTCATCCTCTACGGCCGGGAACTGCAAAAACTCGGAATCCCGCGGATCTACATCAATATCGACTACACCGGTGTCGGCGCATCCCCCTATGACTACATGGTCGACAAGGTCCCGCACATCCATAAAGTGATCGCGGCCAACCGCTCCAGCAACACCGAGCGCTGGGCGAACAAGCGAGCGGAAATGTGGGATCGGATGAGAGACTTTATCCGGGACAACGGATGTCTCCCGAATAGCCCGGAGCTTGCCGACGACTTGTGTATTCCGGAAAAACTTTTGGACCGCAAAGGACGATTGCTCCTGGAGAGCAAGGAGTCAATGAAAAAACGCGGCATGAATTCTCCGGACACTGCCGACGCCTTAGCGCTTTGTTTTGCTGTACCGATCCAGGAGTATTTGGATGGCCCGGCCAATATGCCGCGATTAACCGAGAGACGGAAACGTCACATCCGAAATCCCTACAAGTCGCTGTAAAAGTGCGCATTGAATTTGTCCGGAGATCGACAATGCGCCCATGGAAAAAACATTGACCTTTAGACCGGTAACGGTCGCGGAAGTTTTCGGCGCTCCGGACGCCGACGAGCTGATCTCGGAGTACATGGCCGAGTCAGGCAACCCCTTTTTGCCTAAAAAGCCGAACGTCGAGTATTACCGCAAAGCCGAGGAGTCCGGCGCCTTCAAAGTGATCGGCGCCTTCAGCGGTGAGCGGCTTGTCGGATTCGGCTCTTTCGTGCTGACCGTCATCCCGCACTACTCAACGGTGACGGCCTCAGTCGAGTCGGTCTTCTTGTCTAAAGACTTTCGGCTCGGTACGGCAGGGGTCCGCCTCATTAACGCAGTGAGCCAAGCCGCCAAGGACGCCGGCGTCTCAGGAATCTACTGGGGATGCAGAAGCGGCTCGCGCCTGGAGACTTTGTTCGAGAGGGTCCCGAGGTTTACACGCATGAACACCGTTTTTTATGAGGCCCTGGCATGACTGAAATCGTAATCGCTGAAATACCGCCCAACACGTCCGGAGAACTGGGGGCTATGGCCGCAGGCGTCGAGGAAATGCGCGCGGCGCCCCAGGTCGAGATTAAGACCAAAAGCTTCATTCATGCCGGCATGTATTGCCGCACGTGCTTAGTCCCCAAAGGCGTGGCGATCGCCGGCGCCTTAATCAAGATCCCGACGGTCATCATGGTCACCGGGGACTTCGCCATGACCTGCGGCGGCAGGACCGTCCGCTTAAAAGGCACACATATTTTCCGAGCCTCGGCAGGCCGCAGACAGATTTTTGTCGCCTACGAGAACACCACTATTTCCATGTCCTTTGCTACCCGGGCCAAGACGCTCCTGGAAGCAGAGGCCGAATTTACTGACGAAACCGATCTTTTAATGTCACGGGGAGAATGAATATGAGCGGAGCAATTTCTGCCACTACAGCTGTAGCAATCAGTGCCGGCGTGGCCGCGGTAGGTACCGCCGCCTCCGTTATGGCGAGCAACAAGCAGGCCCGCCAGCAGAAGGCCGCGGCCAAGGAAGCACAGCGCAATAACGAGATTACTCAGACGAAGGCCCGCGAGGATATGCGCCGCCAGAACGCTAAAGAGGCCGATGTCTCCAGCATTTATGAGCAGAACTTAGATCAGAACGCATCCGGAGGCTCGACGCTGCTGACAGGGCCCGAGGGCATCAATAACTCCGATCTGACCTTAGGCAAGGGCAACAAGCTCGGAGCCTAAAAGCGAGGCACCGATGGACAAGAAGGAATTACGTGCGCACATCCTGTCGCGCTGGCAAAAGCTCAAGACGGAGCGCGATCCCTTTATCCCGCAGTGGAAAAGTATCGCCACGCATATTCGCCCGGCAACAGGCAAATTCCTGCTGCGCGGACCGAAGAACGAGGCGCGCGAACGCTTCAATGAGATTTTCGACAATACGGCTACCGGCGCCAGCAACCTATTGTCCTCCGGATTGATGTCCGGACTTACGGACCCTAGCCAGCAGTGGTTTTATCTCACGACCGGCAGTCCCACACTAGATGAGTCCCCGGCCGTGAAACAATGGCTTGCGGATGTGTCTCAAGTCATCTACATGGGCCTATCGAGAACGAACGCCTACCAAAGCCTACATCACTTCTGGCTTGAGGTCAGTCTCTACGGCACGGCCGCCATGATGATTCAGGAGGATGATGAGCGTGGCTTTTACTGCTACCCGTTCACAATCGGCGAGTATGCGATCGCCTGCAACCATAAGGGCATTCCGGATACTCTGTATCGCGAGCTGATGATGACGGTCGCGCAAATCGTTCAGCAGTATGGCTATGAGAATGTCCCGCGCGGCATTAAGGCGCTCTATGACCAACGCCAGTACGACCAAGAGAAAGCTGTCATCCATGCCATTGAGCCAAGATACGATCGCGACATTACCAAGCAAGACAACAAGAACATGCCCTTTAGGGCCGTGCACATGTTGGTCGACGCCGACAGCGATGAGCATTCCATTCTGCTGGAGTCCGGATACAACGAATTTCCGGCGATCGTCGGCCGCTGGGGAGCAATCTCGACTGATACATATTCCTGTGAATCTCCCGGCATGACCGCGCTCGGCGACGTGCGCCAGCTCAAGCACGAGCAGATGCAAAAGGGCAATGCGATTGACTTGATCGTCGATCCTCCGAGACTTCTGCCGACGTCGGCCAAGGACGCCGAGCTGGACTTCGCGCCCGGAGGCTTAAGTTTTGTAGACATGCCGACCAACGGCAGTCAGTCGAATAACGCCACCACTGCGGTCGGAAACATCAACCCGATCACCGTGGACATCCAAGAAGTTCAAGGCAGAATCAAGGCGGCATTCTTTACCGACCTTTTCCTCATGCTCTCCAACCAGGCCGAGATCGCGCGCATGACCGCGACCGCTGTGGCGAGACTCCAGGAGGAAAAACTCATCATGCTCGGACCGATTTTGTCTCGGTTCAACAACGAGGTTCTGAATCCTTTTATCGGCCGCATTTTCTCGATCCTCTCCCGCGCCGGAGTTTTTCCGCCTCCGCCCCAGGAGCTCCAGGGCACTGAGTTAAACATTGAGTACACCTCCATGCTTGCCCGATCTCAGAAAGAGGTCCAGGCCAACACCGACATGGAGGCCATTACGCAAGTCTGCCAGCTGGCGCAAGTTGACCCGTCGGTGCTTGACCGCATCAATCTGGATAACGCGATCAAGATCATTTTCGACAAGAAAGGCGTGAGCCCGAGCTTACTGCGCTCGGACGAAGAGGTGCAGCAGATTCAGCAGCAGAGAGCTCAGCAGCAACAGCAGATGGCGCAGCAGGAACAGGCGCAGCAGGGCGTGGACGCCTTGAGCAAGTTGGGCAAGGTCGCCGCGGGCGGCGACACCATGGCGGGTCAGGCCGTCGAGGCGCTCCAGGCCGAGATGGGGCAGTAAAAAAGTGCGCATTGATTTTTATTGAAGGTTTTAAATGTCAGGAAAGATTCGCAATCCGTTTGACGAAGCGAAGCTCAAGGAAGAAAGACAAGAACGAGAAGCGCAGAAAGCGAGCTTTGAAGAGGCTTTTAAAGAGTCTCTCATCCGCCTTCTGGGCACGCGGGACGGAAAGATAGTGTTTAACAAAATCTTTTCCGACTGCGCCTTGTTCTCCTCCTCTTTTGACACCAACGCCTTGACGATGGCGAACAAAGAGGGAAAGAAAACCTTCGGCCTTGTCGTGCTGAGCTACGTCATGGCCTATTGCCCGGAACAATACACCGAGATAAGGAAGATATCGGATGAGTACAGAAAATGACAGCGGCTCCCAAAACACCAGTCAGGAGACGTTAGTACCTCCTTCGCAGAATGAACAACAGTCTTCTCCTTTGGACCAGGGGCAGTCTTCTCAGACCACCACTCCGACTGAAAAGGAGACCGGTACTGAGAAGACTGAAACTTCTCCGGCGCCCGAAACTAAGGCCGCTCAAACGGTAAGCAACCCGCTTGAGATTAAGCCCGAGGCAGACGACGCCAAGAAGGCCGAAGGTCAGGAAGGACAGAAGCAGGAAGCGAAAGAGGATGCGGCACCTGAAAGTTATGCCGACTTCAAAGCACCCGAAGGTGTAGAGCTCAATAGCGCAGTGGTCGACTCCTTTAAGGGTATCGCCAAAAAACTCAACCTCTCGCAAGAAAAGGCCCAGTCCGTGATCGATGCGATCACGCCCGTGATGGTTTCTCAGCAGGTTGAGTTTATTAACAAGGTCAGCGGCCAGTGGCTGGACAAGGCTAAGAAGGACGCCGAAATCGGCGGCTCTAATTACGACGCCTCTATCCAGCGCGCCATTAAGGTCAGAGACCGCTTCGGCAAAGGCGCCGACGGCAACTATGACGCTGATGTCGCAGAACTGTTCTCGCTGCCTATCGGCTCGCATCCCGGCTTTATCAAACTCCTAGCAAGAGTCGGCGCGGCAATCAGCGAAGATACTCCGCCCAAAGGCAGGGTATCCGGAGCAATCACACCTCAAGACATTTATGGTTAATTTGGGAGAGTAAAAATGGCAGACGTATTTAGCGGCATGACGCCCGTCACGATGGCCGAATGGCAGTCGCTCGTTCCGGACAGCGACGTAGCAAAGAAAGTTTTCATTCAGACGGTCCGAGATTATCAGCCGTTTTTCGACCGCGCCACCATGGTTCGCGGCAACGACGGTCAAGGCATGAAAGGCACACTGGCGGATAAATATCCGGAAGGCCAGCTCGTCGGTATTAACGAAGGCTGGGATGCATCCACCCCGACCGGCCGCGCGGTACGTTATCCGTCCTGCATTGCCCGCGACCGCTCCGTGATCGGTAAGCTCCAGCTTGAAAGAATGCCGGAGAAAGATCGTGCACCGTATCGCGCCCGCAAGGACCAAATGTTTACTCGCGGCTTAACCCGCGGCATGGTTAAACGCGTCTTCCAGGGCAATCCTGATAAGGACCCGAGAGACTGCTTAGGCCTGGCAAATATCGTTTTGCCGGACAAAGATAACGGCGCCTGGAAGAACTCCATCATTGACGCCGGCGGCACTGTGGCCAGCGGCACCACGAGCACACTCACTTCGATTTACTTCGTTAACTGGCATCCTGAAGAAATGACTCTTTTCTTCCCGGAAAACGGCGGTGCAGCAGGTATCTCCGTCGAAGTTCAGAAATCTCCGATCTATGTTCCGGACGCCAACGGCAAGATGTTCCCAGCCTACGTAACCGAGTTTGGCTATGACCTCGGCGTATTCGCAGGTAATCCGGAAAACATTGTCCGTATCGCTAACGTGGACACATCCAAGATCACTACGGCCAAGGGCGCAGCTGACCTCTTGAAGTTGTTCGTGGAAGCTCGCCACCGCCTGCGCACCGACGACTTCTCTCATGTCGGTATCTACTGTACGGACCAGGTCGGCATGATCTATGATCTGCAGCTCCTTGAGAAGACGAAGTACACGCTTGAATACAAGACGTTCGGCAAGCGCGAGGGGATGTTGTCCTTCGGCGGTATTCCGATCTATCAGTACGGCACGGACGTGCTTAACGCAAGCGAATCCGCGATCACAATTTCCTAATAGGAGGCGTTATGGTTTTCGATATTAAGATGATGCTTGCCGACAAAAAGGAGGCCAAAACCGCCTTTACTTCGTCCGGCTTAGACTTCGGCTCCACCCTGGTAGAGTCTGGTGTCAACGGTCACAAGATGGCGCTTTGTATCTCCGCAAGCGGCGTGGCCGGCACCAGCCTGGCCTTCAAGATTGAGGACTCGGCTGATAACTCTACTTTTGCCACTGTCGCAACATCTAAGGCATTCACGCCCACTGAGCTCAAGAATCTGATTGTGGTGGGACTCCCCTTCGAGCACAGACGCTACCTGCGTATCGTGACCGTCCCGACAAGCGTCACGGCAGGCACCGTCACGGCCTGGATCGGCAACGACTACAAGCTCGGCCAGGTCAAAGAAGGCGAGGGCTGGGAGTTCCGTACTGAAAAGGTAACTGCGGCAGCCGGCGGTGACAGCTAATCAGCAGTAAACAACCGAAAATTTGTCGGAGGAGGCGGGCATAAAACCCGCCTTTATTTATATGGCTAATCAAATCGAAATCTGCAATGCCGCACTGTCTCAGCTCGGTGCGGACTCAAACATTACGTCTATCGATCCTCCGGACGGCACGCAATACTCCGAACAGTGCGCGGCCTACTACCCGATGGCACTGCGTTACCTGCTGGAGCAATTTAACTGGAGCTTTGCCCAGAGCCGCTACAAGCCGCCGCAGTACGTGGAGCTTGATAGAACGATGTACCCGTGGAGCTATGGATATTCTTTGCCAAGCGACTGCATGTGTGTTGTGGGGCTTTACTGCACAGGCGGCCAACCCTGGCAGACTACACTGCCCTACGAGATCGAATATCGCGAAAGCGAAAACTCCATATTCTTACTGACAGACGTTAAGGACGCCGTGATCGTCTATACGCGTTACGTGAACAATCCGCAGATGTTTCCGGGCTACTTCACTGAGGCCCTCGTTATGCGATTGGCGGCTTACCTTGCCGGCGCCCTGGTTAAGAATCAGAGTGCGGACAAGTATCTCAAGTATGCGGAAGACGCCTTGAGCAAGGCCAAAACACGGGACGCAAAAAAGAGCGCCCACCAGCATCCGAAGTATTTAGCGGCACAACTTAGAGCGAGGTTTGTGTAATGGCAGTCAGAATTTTTAGAAACTCTTTCGGCGGCGGCGAAATCTCTAATACCATGTATGCCCGTGTAGATGACGCTAAGAATCAGACGGGCCTGGCCAAGTGCAAGAATTTTATCGTCGAGCCTCAGGGCCCGGTCTTCCGGCGCCCGGGCTTTGAGTACGTGGCGCATACGAAATACTCGGATAAAAAATGCCGCCTGATCTCGTTCCTTTTTTCGCTCGATCAGACAATGGTGCTGGAGGTCGGTCACAAATACATCCGCTTCCACACGCACAAACAGACCCTGATGTCCGGTAATGCGCCGTATGAAATTACGACCCCGTATGAGGAGGCCGACCTTTTCGAGCTGAGTTTCGTCCAGAGTATTGACGTCATCACAATCGCGCATATCAACTATCCGACCAAAACTCTGAGGCGCCACGGCGCGACTGACTGGCGCCTGGAGAACGTGAACTTTAATACCACGCTGTCAGCACCTACGGGCCTGGCCGTGACGCAGACAATCGGTCCGGATGTGGAAGAAAAGAATAAAGGGCTTTTTAAGCGGAAGTATGGTGTCACGGCTTTGAACGCTGACGCTTCAGAGGAAAGCCCGTTGTCGGCCACCGTCGAGATCAACTGTAATCCTTTTGCGGACGGCGCTTACAACACGCTCACCTGGAATGCCGTCCCGGGCGCTGCTATGTATCGTGTGTATCGCAACGTCGGCGGCGTCTACAGCTATATCGGCCAGACGTCCGAGACCTCGATTATCGACGATGCAATCTCTCCGGACTCAGGTATCACACCGCCGCGGTACGACTCCGAAATCGCGTCCGGATATCCGGGGACGGTTTCTTATTTTGACCAACGCAAGATTTTTGCCGGCACGCGTACCAAGCCGCAATATATTTGGATGACGGCCGCAGGCAGTGAGAACTCCATGGCGTATCACTTACCGGTGCGGGCGACCGATCGAATCTCGGCCCGAATCTATGCACGAGACGTCAACCGCATTCGCCACCTGGTCCCGCTGTCCCGTCTTATTCTGCTCACGGCCTCAGGATGCTGGGTAGTGGGCACGACGGACACGGACGCCTTGACGCCCGACTCTATCAGCTTTAAGGCGCAGAACGCAGAGGGTGCAAGCTCGGTCAACCCCGTGGTCGTAAATTCGGCCTGCGTGTACGCCGCGGCCCGCGGCGGTCACCTTCGTGAGATGGGATACTCGTACGAGCGCGGCGGATTTATTTCCGGGGACTTGTGTCTGAGAGCGCCGCACTTATTCGATCATAAAACCGTGATCGACCTTGACTATTCCAAGGCGCCGAATCCGATTATTTGGTCAGTCTCCAGCGACGGCGTATTGGTGGCCTTCACCTATATTCCGGAGCAGCAGATCGGAGCCTTCTCCACAATCGAGACTCGCGGCAGTTTCGAGTCCGTGACGGTTGTCTCCGAGGGCTACGAGGACATCCCGTATGTCGTTACCTGCCGCAGGATCAACGGGCAGACGGTCCGATTTATCGAGCGCATGCATGAGGTGCAGTCGTCCTCAAGAGCGGAATCCTGTTACGTTGACTGCGCAGGTTTCTACCAAGGCAACCCGACTACAACGATCACCGGACTCTCCTGGCTGGAAGGCGAGACTGTTTCCATCTTGGCAGACGGCTACGTCGTGCCGGATCAGAAGGTCGTCAGCGGGAAAGTTGTGCTGGAGGATGAGGCCTCGACGGTTTACGTCGGCCTGCAATACGACTCCGACATGGTTACGCTCCCGATCCACCTTCAACTTAACGATATGTCCTACGGCACCTCTCACCGTAAAAATATTACGGAGGTCACGTTACGGCTTAACGAATCCTCCGGAGTGTCCACAGGATCGAGCTTTGAAAAGCTCTATCACATGCAGCCGCGGGCGACCGAGCTTCCTGGATACCCGCCGAACTTGCGCTCCGGTATCTATGACTTGCAGATCAAGCCTAAATGGAGCGATGAGGGCCAAGTCTATATCCGGCAGTCTTTACCACTGCCGCTCCGGATAACCTCGATCACGACAACGGTAGAAATCAGCTAACCGACAATAGTGCGCATTAAAGCCTGAGGCGGCGTCAGACTGAGCGCACTATCGGAGGTTTTATGGACTTTAGTTTCAACACCGCTTCAATGATCGGCACGGGAATCTCTGCCGGTATTTCCGCTGTCGGTTCGATCTTCACAACCCGCTACAACAACGCTATCGCCAAGGCCCAGGCAAATATCGCCAAGGAAAACGCCAAGACGATGGAATTGCAGGCGCAGTACACCCTGTTTACAGCAGAGACTAAGGTCCAGCACGAAACGATGCAGGCAGGCCAAGTCAAAGCCAGGCAGAAGGCTGCGCTCGCCGCCAACGGTGTTGCGATCGGCAGCGGTAGCGCGGCGCAGATTACAGCTTCCACCGACATCATCAAGACGATTAACAAGAATCGCATTGAGACCGATGCTCATGCCGCTGCCTGGGGCTATCGCCAGCGGGCTACCGACTTCAAAAACCAGGCCTTGATGTTTAACGCCAAGAAACAAAGTGTGGGCCTGAACTTCATGTCCACGGCGCTCAACGGCTTGTCTCAGGTGGGCATGACCTACGCCTTTGGAAAACTTGCCGAGGGCAAAACAAAAGAGCCGGCACAAGACACGCCGCTCAAGGTTGACGCCATCAGCGGAGCCGATCCCGGATTGAAGATCGACGCGATTTCATCCGCCGACCCCGGCCTGCGCATTGACGGAATCTCCTCGGCCGATCCGGGAATCCGAGTTGATGCGGTATCTGCGGCCCAGCCGATTTTCACGCCGCTTTACAGCTTCAATCCTCTTTCGATCAATAACAAAGTTTCGATCTTAGGCAGATAAATATGCAGGTACCCATTTATCAGAACAACACGCCGAATCCTCAGAGCGAACAGTCTTTTGCGCGTCCCGGAGAAAACGTCCAGCCGACCTTCGACTATGAGCGCGCGATGGAACGAGCCACCCAGCCCTTGAGGGCAGGTATCGGTTTAAGCGTCAAATTTGCACAAAAGGCCGAGGCCCAGCAGGTCAAGGCGGAAGCCGACGAGGCGCTCAACGGCCTGGATCAAGAATTACGAGAGCTGCAATGGAATCCCGAGAGCGGTTACTACACCATGAAGGGCAAGACCGCCGTGGAGGGCTATGACCCGACCCGCGAGGCCATGAACAAGGCGTATCAGACACACCTGGATAAACTGCAAAACCCGCTTGCGAAACAGGCCTTCACTTCTGTTGCCCTGGAGAAGATCAACTCCTACGATCAATCCATGCAGCGCTACCGCCTGAAAGAAAACGCCGCCTATAAGGCCGAAGTCTCGGACACGCGGGCCAAGTCGCTGATCGACGACTTCGCCTTCTCCGGATTCGGCCCCGACTCCGAACGCACGATGGCCAGCCTCATGGATGAGGTGGACTACCAGGGCAAGATCGGCGGCAAGAGTCCCGAATGGATCGCAAGACAAAAGGACAACTACGCTGCCCTGGCCTATGCCTCGGCCTATCAGCAGATGGCAGTCGAAGACCCGTACGGAGCGCTCAAGCATTATCAGCAGGTTGGCTCCACAAAGATGAGCCCGGACGTATCCCGCAAGACCTATGCCTTGCTGCGCGAGCGCGTATGGCCTCAGCTCCAGGAGACCGTTGACGCAATGGGCGGCCCGGAGGCGATCGGTCTTACTCAAGGCTCGGCCGCTCGTGCTGCCGGGAAAGTAGACGTCCGAGTCTCCGGCGCTCAGGCGGGCTTAGGTACGCCGCCTAATGTTCCGGACAAGGTGCTAAATACGATCGGCTACAAGTTCTGCAACCCGCTCAACATCAAGGTATTTGGCAATAACTGGAGCGGTATGGTGGGCCAGGACGCCAGAGGTCATGCCATTTTCGAGACTCCGCAGGACGGTATTTGCGCCGCGGCAAAGATCCTCAAGACCTATGCTTCCAAGTACGGCATCAATACCGTGGACGGCATTGTCGATCGCTTCTGCGCGGCCAGTGACAGCGTGACACGCGCCTACATCAGCAATGTCTGCAAGGCCATGGGCGTCAATCCCGGAGAGGCGCTTGACGTCAAGGATCCTCAGGTGATGACCAAACTCATCAGCGCGATGATGCGCCAGGAGATCGGCGCGGTCGCCTACTCCCAAGAAACGATTACAGCCGGTGTCCATAAGGCGCTCGGAATTGCCGGCGCCGCAGAGCAGCCGACGGACAAGCCGCGCCTGACATCTAAGGACGTGGCCTTCAATCCGAACGTCAAGACAGGCGATCCGGTGATCGATGCGTTACCTCTTCCGGACAAGATCAAGTTATTCCGCGCATCCAGGCAGAGACGCGGCCAGCAGGCTCAGCAGGCCAAGGTCGAGTTAAAACGCTCCGTGGACAACGTCTTATCCCGCGCGATCAACACGGGCGACGTATCCGAGCTCCCGGATGTAGCAGACTTCATTAGCGTCTACGGTCAGGACGAGGGCGTCAGAATGCACGCCGAAGTGGAGAAACAGGCCCAGCTCAATGCCGCCATTCACTCCATGCCGGCAATGTCTGTAGGCGACATGGATGCAACGAGCCGAGCGCTCACGCCTCAGAAGGATGATCCCGAGTACGCCACCCGCATGGAGCAGAAGGCAACGTGGGATAAGGCTGCAGAGAAGGTCAAGACCGAGCGGGCCAAGGACCCGATGCGCTTTGCGATCGAGGGGATCCCGGAACTCGGCTTTAAACCGATCACGGACTGGAGCAATCAGACGCTCACCATCCAAGAGCTCACCAACCGCATCAGCAGCTACAAGGACGTGGCCAAGCGATTCGGCACTGACGCGCATATCCTCACCAAAACCGAGGCCACAGGGTTATGCCAAGCCTTCGCCAATATGGACGAGGACCACCAGGCCGAGTATGCACAGAAACTTTCCGACGCGATCTTTGATCCGGTTACTGGCGACAGCGGAGCCCTGGCGGCATTAGCAACTGATATTGGTAAGAACCACCATCTTTTGTCTATCGCTTTGGGCGTCGCCTCCACGCCTCGCGGCCGAGAGAACAACGGCGCGCTCCGCCAAATCAAGGGCAGCTACTACCGCAGGAACAAGGTCAACGATGCGAATAAGGACGAGCCGGAAATTCGCCAGAAGCTGGACGGTGTGCTGCCGATCCCGGCCGGAAGTCCGGAGTATGAGGACCTCATTAACGCAGTGCTGAACGACCATGCCTATGCCCTTCAAGCAGGCGGCTCGAGCGACGTGGATACCGCGATCGAAAACGTGATCGGCCCGGTGGCAGAGCACAACGGCGCGAAGATCATTTTGCCGTCCAGACTCTCGCAGGCGAGCAAGGACTTGATGACCTTTACCAAGCTCGGATCTTTTGAAGACGTTTTGCAGGTCTACAGCAAGGACTTCCTGAAAGGCGGCAAAAAGCTCGTCTATCGGAATCAGGTGGTATCACCTGAGCAATCCGCCAGGCTCATCAACACGGCACCTCTCAAGTGGGTAGGTGACGGCGTCTACTTTATCCGCGACGGCTTGCGCTACGTAACCGACGAAAAGGGCGAGCCCTTCCGACTTGACCTTAACGACACAATTTCCCGGAGAATTAAATGAGCTGGATCAATCGTTTCGGACTGACCAATGAAGAAGCTAAAGTCATTAATCAGTACAGTGCTCCGGAGAAAGACGCCGAGGCCCTCACGCCCGGACTTTTCGAGGGCTCCTGGGGCGCGATCGGCCAGTCTTTTGGAAAAGAATGGGAAGCTACGAAGTCGGACATTAGCGAGGCGGCCGCGCTCAGGGTCGAAGATGATGATTACTACCTCGCCCAGCAGGAGGATCCCTTTGCGCCCGACCTCAATGTCAATAAGGATGCAGTAGTCAATCGCCTGAGGCAAGACGCAAAAGAGGCACGCCTCAAGATCAAGAACGATTACACGCCGAATCCCGAGACCACCGGCACGGCGGCCATGATCCTCTACGGTCTGACCGGTTCTTTGGCCAAGGGTATTGGTTACTCCGTTCTCGCGGGCGGCAATCCGTTCGTCGGCGGTGCGCTATTCGGCGCCGACCTCGGACGTTATGAGAAAGATAAGCTCCAGGACAAGGGCGTGGATACAGAGACGGCCACGAAAGCGGGCTTGATTACAGGCGTGACAAACGCTGTCGGCATGGCGCTCCCCGCCTCCCTCGGCACAAGTTATTTGAAGTCTGCGACCTTCGGCGCCCTGGTCAATCCCGCAACTGACATCACTGAGCAGTCGGCGATTAAGTTCGTCCTGGATAACGCGGACTATTCGGTTATCTCCAAAGAGTACGATCCTTTCGATCCTGTAAGCCTAACAACATCCGCCCTCATGGGCGCAGGTTTCGGCCTTCTCGGCGCACGAGGTGCTCGAGTTCGAGCCGCAAGAGAGGCGGCGGAAAAGGCCCAAGCAGAAGCCACGGCCGCCCCCGTGGAAGGACAGACAAGCCGCATGAATAAGAGTGTGCTTGAGTCCATTCAGAACCGCGACAGAAGCGGTAAAGAAAGCCGCTTGCAGATGCAGCAGATCGCGCAGGCTCCGGACTTCAATCGCTTGCGCAATGGTGCAACTTTGGGCGAGGGTACGCCCGTGATCGCGTATTTGCCGGAAGACTCCTCGGCCATTCTCGGTAAGACGGTCACAGTCTCGGACACCAACGGCGACCGCACCACGATGCGCTATGCCCTGATTGAGGCAAGCGATGTGATGACCTCTAACAGTGTCGACGGCAGTCTCAATGCCGACTTCACTAATCCGGAAGTGCAAGGCGCCCGAGCGATCGCAGGCAACGGTCGTATCGCAGGCCTCCAGGAAGCCTATCGCAACGTCAAGGCCACGAAGTACAAAGAGGAATTGACCAAGGTCTTAAAAGAATTCGGCATCAGCCGCCGCGCGGTCAAGAAGATGCGCGAGCCGATTCTTGTACGTGTGATGGATGATGCGGACGTTAAGGAAGGCGTCGGCGAATTGTCCAACCGTACCGGAACGCTGAAATTGAATCCCGCAGAGCAGGCCGCCCAGGACGCGCGGAATGTGCACCTGGAGGAGGTTGAGTTTACGCAAGACGGTAAGCCGACAACCAAAAGCATGGACGAATTTGTCAGAAGAACTCCGGATAAAGAAGGTTTGATAGATGCTAACGGCAAAGTTATCTACGACAATGTCCGGCAAAGAATGCGTCCGGCTATTTTCGCCGCGGCCTATCCGGACAATCAATTCATAAACCGTTTTATAGCTGACGATCCTAAAGACAAACGAATAATGGACGTTCTTCAAGGGGCCGCCCTTGACGTTGTAAGACTTAGGAAAAAAGGCAAGGAGTATGACGTAACAGGCGACCTCATGGAGGCGCTCGCCGATTACATGCAGACCAAACAGGAGGCCCGCAAGATCCACGGTGAGAAGGTCGAAGGTGAGATCACGGAATCCTTCTTTGAGGCCACACCGGTACAGGCATGGTTTAGAGACATCCTCTTATCCAAGAATCCCGAAAGGCTCAAAGACGCCCTGGCCCGATTCAACGAGGTGGCCCAGCAGGAGAGCGGAGGCGAAGGCCTCTTTGGCAAAGTCAGCCGCGACGAGGTTTTCAATCAGGTCAAAAGCGAGTTCGGCGCGCTGGATAAAGCAATCGACTCGATCACTCCGAGCGCGGTGGACGCCGCCATGGAGCTCCGTAACGCTGACGTAATCGAGGGCGATCAACCCTCAGGCATGAACGGCGATATCAACAAGTCAATCGCCGACGAGAAACTTGCCCGGGAACAGTTGGACGATGGCGAGCCGGTTAATGTCTCAGGCGAAGGCGTCGATCCGGAAACGTTAAGAACGCAATTCGACTCCTTCAGAGACCGTGTGTTTAACCAGCTCCTGGGAGCAGGGTTTAAAGAAAAACTCGCGGCCTATTCTGCTGACCTCTACGACGCTTTCTACAGAACACTCGGAGAGCGGTTAGGCATGAGCGCCGACGAATTGGAGAAACGCTATGCGCTCAAGGTTCGCAAAGGCGGGAAGGAAACCGCCGAAGGCCTTTTCCAGTCGAGAGTATCTAGTCAGAAGGAAAGGCTAGAGGTATGGCTGAAGCCGTCGGAAATTGAAACTGCTAGAGGAAAAACACGCGGCGAAATTGAGGCTATTTTCGGAACAGAATTAGAAGATATAGCCACTGTCCCGGACGCCTACTTAAAAGCGATTTTCGGGGATAGAGTAACAGATCCCCGTGTTTACACGTCTAAGGCTTATTTTTTAGACCATGTTGTAAATCACCATGCGCCCGATGTTCTTCCAGAAGATTATCTCCAGATTCAGAACATCATCAATAACCCGGACGAAGTTATTAGAGATACTCGGGTCAATGAAAAAGGAGTAAGAAGAAACGGAGTAATTTTTACGAAGTTGATAGGAAAGACGTATTTGCTCGCTATTAACTTAGAAGAGACGGGGAGCGGCAAACTCCAGCTCTACAAATCGTTGCATAGAACAAGAAATAAAAAACCCTATCGCAAAATGGATAGGGTTACCTTGTCCGTGGACACCCTCTCCGAAAAATCGAAGAACCCTCACGATGCAGTCGTATCCCCGAAGGGACACCCGGCGGCAGGCGACAAATTTTCCGCTCTAGACAAGGATTCCAGTATAAAAGATCCGTCAAGGGAAAACAATGGCTATCCTCAATCAGGGGATGAGACTCGCGGCATGTACACGCCTGCCGAACGCATGATTACTTTGTTCGGAACTGCCGACGAATCGACTTTCGTCCATGAGTCCGGGCATTACTTCCTGGACGTCATGACCGATGTCGCAATGCGCTCCAATGCGCCCGAGCGGGTGAGGGCCGACATTCAGACCCTTATGGACTGGTTCGGCCTCAAGGACCTCGACGAATGGAACGGCTTATCGCTCGAAGAAAAGCGGCAATTCCATGAGCAGTTTGCTCGAGGCTTTGAGCAGTACCTCCGTGACGGTGTTGCACCGTCCTCCAGGCTGGAAGCGATCTTCAAGCAGTTCAAGGACTGGCTCGTGTCGATCTACAAATCGGCCGCAGACCTAGACGTCGAATTGACGCCTGAGGTCCGAGACGTCTACGCCCGAATGCTCGCAACCGATAAAGAAATCGCGGCCAAGAGCGAAGCGGATTCTCCGAGCCTATTTGGAGAAGACCTCGGCCGGACGGTCACTCAAGTTGTCGATAACACCAATTTGCCGGATGAGACCAAGGCCGTGATTAAAGACGGCCTGGAGACTTTAGGCATTAAGACCGAGCAGGCGCCGGATCAAAGCAAGTTGGCGGGCGTTATGACGGATGACGAATTTGTCCAAAGTCGCTTTGACCTCGACATGGAGAAGTACGGCGATATGCCGATTTTGGATGAGAACGGCAACGAGACCACACCGCGTGAGATGGTAGCCGGTGACCTGGCAGCGGCTGAGCAGTTGGAGAAGGACGCAAGCGGAATGTCTCGCGCCGCACTTTGTATGTTTACCAATAACGCCTTCGATTAAGGATTGAGGAATATGGCAAAAGGCTTAAAGAAAGAATGTTTGAACTCAGTTAGCCAAGTTATCGGCCGACAGCTCACGGCCAAAGAAGGCGAGGATATTGTCCTTAACATCAAAAGCAAGGTGCTCGACATCCGGAAAACTGAGCCCAACCTGACCAAGGACCAATATGTCGCCAAGGCCGCCGCGCTCGTGGCACAGGATATGCAGTACCGGGCCACCCGTATGAAGGTCAATGCACAGCGCCAGGTGATCCCGCTCGCCGCTATGCAGAACTACACCGCCGACATGCGGGCCAAGGGCTTGAGCGCAAACTCGGCCGCCATGAGGTATTTGGATAAAGTCGACAAGCACGCCGTCGGCGTATCGAAGGAATATGCCTCGGAGCTAGTGGATACGCTCCAGGCCGCTTGCCCTAAGTTTTTCGGCATGATCGAAAACGACGATGCGGTCGCGGGCATCCTGGCAGAGATCTCTGGCGTCGACACCAAGAATGCAGACTATAAGAAAGCGGCGCAGGCCTGGATCCAATGTACGGAGAAAATGCGTGAGCGCTACAACCGTGCGGGCGGAGACATCAGATCCCGTGAAGACTGGATCATGCCGCAGACCCACAATCAGGGCAAGGTGCTTAACGCAGCCAGAATACTGGCGGAAAAAACGCCGAAGAGTTTTGCAAGGCGAGCGGCCGCCGAGACCAAAGGAGTAGTGGATAGATTTAAAAAGCGTAATCCCGAAGCGAACCGTGACGCGTGGGTTGACTTTGTTTTCGAGCGCCTGGATAAAACGCAGTACCTTGACGACAACCTGGAGCAAATGAACGATATAGATATAAAGAACGTTCTCCGGGGAGCGTACATGTCCATCACCGAGAATGGCGACCAACATCAGAATGTGGCTGACGCGAAGCCGAGTGGCAGAGGCAAAGCTAAGTCGGAACAGCGCCAGGAGCACCGAACGATCCACTTCAAGGACTACAAGGCCCGGATCGAATATAACCGTATGTTTGGGCAGAACCCGTCGATCTTCGGCACTATGCTGTCGCACGTCAGCGCGATGTCGCGAGACATTACGCTCCTGGAGGAAATGGGACCGAGCCCTACGAGTACTTTCAACACGTTGAAACGCTCGACGGAAATCCTTAACAATCAATCCAACTATTTTTTGGGTTACAAGGTACCAACAAACGATCTTATGCTCGACGCAATGTGGACAAACCTAAACGGCAGTCGAGGCGTCAAATACGAAACCTTTGCCGCCATTATGCAGGGCGTCCGTAACCTCCAGGTGGCGGGCAAACTCGGCGGAGCTTTTATCACAAGCTTGTCGGATATTGGGACGTACTTCCACATGTGCAGAGTCAACAAAATGCCCTTCGCTCAGAGCGCGATGTTCTTAGTAAAGTCGCTCAACCCGGCCGACAAAAGAGATATTGCCTTTGCCGCCCAGGCTGGCGTGATCGGAGACGTTTTCAACTCTGCCGCCAATAAATTCGTCACGGACAATATGAGCCAGGGCGTTACTTCCAAATTGGCAGACGCCACCATGAGGGCCTCACTCCTGTCGCAATGGACAGACGGCATTAGAAGAGGCGCGGCGCTAACGGCTATGGCCTTCTACACCAACGCCCGGAAATACGACTGGAATACTTGTGACGGCTGGCTCAGAGAACGCCTGGAAAACTTTGGCCTCGATGAGACATTTTGGAAGGTCATTCAGAAGGCGCCGGCGGAGAAGTTCGGCGATGCTGAGTTCGTCACTAAGAACAGCATTCTTAATATCTCTGACGCCGACCTTGCCATACTGGGAATCTCTCGGCACGCGCTGGAGAAGTACGCCTCGAATTATCTGGCCTTCGTTTTTGATGATGCGCATATGGCCTCCCTTCAGCCTGACCTCTATACGCGCGCAATCTCTAACTGGGGCGTGGCACGAGGCACAATCCTGGGAGAGGCGTGGCAAAGCTTTTTCCTATTTAAGTCTTTCCCTACGGCAATGCTGACTCGTCATATCCAACGAGCAGGGGATCTCTATCGGTATAAAAAACGCAATGGCGCAAGCTACCCGGCCGCTTCAGCGATAGGCTATTACAGTACGCTGATTGTGGGGACAACCATGATCGCCGCGGTTTCCAATATGTTTAAAGACCTGCTCAACGGCCAGGACATCCAGGATCCCTTCACCACCGACAATATCGCCAGGGCGTTTACGTCCGGAGGCGGAGCCGGTTTTGCCGGAGATATTTTTGTTTCTTCTATGGGGGATTACAAGTACGGCCACCCGAATGTTTATAACGCTTTCGGGCCTGTAATTTCTTCCGCCCTGGACGCCGTGGAGATTTTCGACAAATACAAGGATGACCGCGATATTGGCGCCAACGTCCTGCGCTTTGCCAAGAGCAACATCCCGATGGTTAATCTTTGGTACACCAAACAGCTTCTTAATCACGCGGTATTTAACCAACTGCAGGAGATGATGAATCCCGGGTATCACAGACGTATGGAGCGCAAATCCATGAGGATGCGCGGCACGGGATACTGGTGGCAGCCGACGAGCGCAATGCCCGGACGACTCCCGCGTGTGGCCAAATCTAAGGACCGCTGGGAGATCATGAAATAGTGCGCATTGAACTTTTAGGGACTTTTATATTTTTCTTCAAATCGAGGATAGATATATGGTTCCTGAAAGTAATCGCAAAGCGGGTCCGTTTACCGGCACGGGTCAGACTCAGTTTGATTTTGACTTCTACATGCTGAGCGCTGACGACGTTGTCGTCATTGTGGCCGACGCAGACGAAAACGAAACCACGCTGAGCAAAGACGCGTACACCTGCACGCTCAACTCCGACCAGAATACAACGCCGGGCGGACGCGTGGCTTTAAAGACTGCATTGGCCAGCGGGCATAAGCTCGCAATCTGCAGCGGGGTCCCGTATACCCAAAATCTGAATTTGACGATGTATGGGAGTTTTAGCCCAACGTCAATCAATAAAGAAGAAGATCGTCGCGTCATTCAGCTTCAGCAGATTCTCGAACAGATGCGCCGTTGTCTTATCGTCCCGATTACGTCCGAGAAAACCCCTCAAGAGGTGATGACTGACCTCTTGGATGTGGCGGAAAAAGCGGCGGACTATGCACAGAGAGCCGAGACAATCTACAACGAAGTCGTCTCCACTGGCTTATACGTCTCCTCTACATGGCAGGAAATCCAAGAGACTAAAGCTCAAATCGATATTCATAAAGCAGCCATCGACGCCGCTGTTGCTCGAGCGGAAGTTATTCTCGCCCGCAACGAGGTCATCGGAACAGAGGTGGATGCTTTAGTTCCGCATCTTCCCGATTTGCAAATCAATCGACAGCACATTGATGATATCCATCGTGTTGGTTCCGACCTAAGAGGGTTTGAGACAGAAACACTTGACCTTGGATCAATTACAGATACGAATATTGACGGCGAGACCAAAGTCGAAGACGGATATATCAAGAAAGTTGCCGACCATATTGATGACTGTATTCACCCGGTTGGAGACAATATTGAAAAGGTTAAGGCTGTAAACGCAAACCTGGCTGATGTAAAAACTGTAGCAGCGGACTTATCCTCTGCACCCAGCAACATTAAAAAAGTCGCACAGGCTACCGACGATATCACTGCACTTAGCCCTAAGGTTGAGGCAATTCAAACTGTAGCTGAGAACTTAGAAGCGGTGGAAAGTGCGGCCTCCGTTGCAACAAACTTGGAATCTATCAAGCAGACGGTTCTTCAGTCCAATGCTGAAGCTGGCTTCTCTTTCCGATACATGGCCGAGGCCTCCGCTGGAATGACGGTGCCTAAGGAAGCAATATCTCCATCGGTCAACATTAAGGTCGGAGACCACATTGTAAATCGGATAGGGGATTACTTCGGGATTACGGCCGTTACTGAAACTACGGCAACTCTATCGCCGAAACAAGGAAGTTTTAAAGGCGAAAAGGGTGATAAAGGAGACGGTATTCAACCTGATGCTGTGGTAGTGAATGCAGAAAGTCTCCCTGCTGAGGGAACTGTTGGTCAGCTTGTCTTAGCCGGAATGAATCTCTATACATGGGTTTCAGCGACAGATACAGAAGAAGCTCACTGGGAAAACATGGGAGAACTAGTCGGGCCGAAGGGAGATACGGGACCGACTCCGGAAATTTCCGTCGAAGCTACGTCGTTATCTGAAGGTGCATCAGCAACCGTTACTAAGACAGGCACAATCGAAGCTCCGGTCTTTACTTTCGGAATTCCTAAGGGGGATACGGGAAGTAAAGGAGATACCGGGACAACACCTGAAATCTCTATCTCGATAGAGATGTTGGATGCGAACTCAGAGCCTTCCGTTGAAAAAACCGGAACGGACGAAGCACCGAGTTTCCTTTTAAAAATCCCGCGAGGTTTAACCGGAGCGACAGGCACGATGCCTGACACCGTTGACTTGGGAGGGCTGAGCTAATGCCTCTGAAGATTATTCAGTTTCGCGGAGGAACGGTTGTAGAGCATGAGCTTTTTGTCGGCCATGATCGGGAGATCACTGTAAATACAACGAACAATCGAATCCGAGTCCACGATGGTGCGACACCCGGCGGCCACGAGTTGGCAAAGGAGTCGGACGTTCCTACCAATACAAACCAGTTGGAAAACGACGTCTACCGATCAAGCGGAAACCTGACAAAACTTTCTCAGCTAACACCGGATGTCCAATATCTCAAGCAGGCCGAGTTAACCAAGCTCAGTCAGCTTCAAAACGACAAAGGTTATATCGCAGGACACTGTACTTACTGCACACACTGCGGCCACTGTACGCACTGCTCTTAAAGGTAAAGCAAAATGGCAAAAGTAATCCAATGGAAGCATGGCTCAAGTGAAGATAGTGCAGTCTTCACCGGCGCTCTCAAGGAGATCACGATCGACGATGATCTTCACACCATTCGTCTTCATGATGGTGAGACGCCCGGAGGTGCCCTCTTGGCGCGCTTGGCCGAGGTACCGACAAAGTTATCTCAGCTGGTAGACGACTTAAGCGTTTGGCGCTCAGACGAGCTGACCAAACTATCTCAGCTTACAAACGACAAAGGCTTTTGGGCTTCCGGTGCTCTGACAAAAGTCAGTCAGCTGCAAAATGACAGCGGCTTTCTCACCGGGCATTGCACCTACTGCACGCACTGTACATATTGTCAACAGTGCTCCAACTGTCATAACTGTACGACCATAAACTGCACGACCATCAACTGTACGACGGTGAACTGCACGACGATTCAGTGCTCAGTTTATAGCTACTGCACCAAGTGCAACTGCGATTGCACAGACGACAGTTGCTTTGTCTCAGGAAAATTGGAGACAAGCAAGGGCCTAATAGATGTTTACAACATTCTGATCGGAGACGAAATCATTGATTGGTTGGGAAAGCCGGTTAAGGTAGTAGGCGTCAGTCATGGGCACTTAGGCTCTAGACGAGCAATCCAAATGAAGGGCCGCGGAGAGAATCGAGTTACCGACGATCATCCGATGCTGATGTTCAGGACGAAACGCAGAAGTTACGAGCTCTGCGCCTGTATTAACAGCAAGTTTGATCCGAACAAAATCATTCTTGCAGACAACGGAATCAGAGGCAGGTACTCGGAGGAACACGACTACTGCGGTTGGTTCATTCCGACGATCGGAATGCCTGCGGATACTCCGACAGTTTGCCCGATTGCAGAAAGAGAAGCCATTGTCAAATTCGGGAATGGATATGTCCTTGTTCCCGGGAGACTTTCATGACGACCAGAACAATTTTGCTCCGTGGAGGGACAACGACTGAGCATGAGACCTTTGTCGGAGCCGAACGAGAAATTACAGTTGACACAACTAAAAAGACGCTTGTAGTTCACGATGGAACGACGGGATACCCGGTGGCTAGAAAAAGCGGCTTGCCGACAAAACTCTCTGATTTGACTGACGGTATAGGACTGTGGAAGAAAAGCGTTTTGACTAAGGTCAGTCAGCTTACAGACGACGTCGGCTATTGGGCCAATCTGACAAAGGTGAGCCAGTTACAAAACGACCTCAACTGGAAGACGGGACATTGCACTTACTGCACGCATTGTACCTATTGCACCCAGTGCTCTAGATGCAACAACGTTCATTGCTACCAAGTGCAATGCACTCAAGTTCAGTGCGGTCAAGTTAAGTGCAACAAGTGCACGATCACAAGCAACTGCCACGGGCCGAACTGTTCAAATCTAAATAAACCGATTTATACGAACTGCGAATCCAATAATTGTGACTGCGGGGATGACGGAACGTAGGTCCAGGAGATAAGACATGGGATATAAACGACACGTAGTAACAAGCACCTTACCTTACGATCATTTTTCTATCGCAATAGATGAAACGAGAGCGGCTTTTCGAGTACTGGACAAAAAAATCTTTTTTGAGGTACCGGAAGATACACCGGCTTCTCCGATTGAAGAGCTGACCACAACTCAGAAACTTGGTGAAAGGGGCTACACAGGAAAAGCGAATAGGTTTTATCAAATCAATGGTGAAGACTATTGCATTCTTGCGGAGATTATCATCGATAAAACAGTACCGGAATTCCAAAAACTTTGGGTTCCCGGAGCTCATTTTGTCACTTGGCTGAACAATAACCGACTTCATGCAATCATCAAGGGAGCATTGACCTACTTCGACTGTCGAAACACAGCAGAATACGTTCGGCATGAGGGCGGGATGTGGGCCTTTGATCTTTGGGTTAGAGACCCGAATGCGCCCCTGACAGAATGTGCCCGCTCTATTACGACTGCGGAAGACACGACTGTAATTACCAACCTTGAAGACCTGGGTGAAGTTTGGACAGCCGCCGACGTGATGACCGGAACCACCTCCAAGTGGCTGAATCTTGAGTACAGTCTTACTCCTTCTTCCGAGACGGTGGCGCCGGATGGCTGGGTAGATTTCATACTTACACTTAAGGACGGGAAGACTCACGAAGTCGCAACAGACGTGACATGGGACGGCTACATCGTAGAGGCTGTTGATGGTTACGCACCTCATAAGCGCGTTGCGGTCACAAACGGAGTAGGACATTTCCGAGCCTGCGCCTTAGGGCTGCAGAACGGTGAAGCGATGCGAGTCAAGATTAACCATCGGTTTTACACCTCTAGGGCCGAGGCTACGGTTCAGGTGGTCTCTGATGATTAAGTACCTCAACCTCTTGATTGGGAGCGCCTGCAACATGAAGTGCGGGTACTGTCTCCAGACCAATGAGAAGTCGCCTGCAGATCACAAGGCCGACCCGGTTGAATTCGCACATAAATTGGCGGATTACCTTAAGGGCAGTCGCATAGAACGGGTCGCCTATTGGGGTGGGGAGCCGATGCTCTATTGGGAGAGAATTAAGGCTCTGCATGGTGTCCTCATCGATGAGGGTATCAGACCCGAACAGTCCACTGTTACGACAAACGGCCGCTCTCTGACTGACGATTACGTCGAGTACGCAAACGCCAACCCGGACATTTTTACCGTGGTCTCTTGGCACGACGGTAACTTTACCGACGAGCAGTTAAGCCGTATTTTTCGATTGAAAGAGTTTTCGATTTCATTGCTCATTCACCACTATCAAACAGATATGTGGGGCGCGAGAGACCTCTTTTACAGCTTGCAGGAAAAATACGGTCGCTATCCGAAAGTCGCAGTGCACTTCTTACGAGCCAATGACGGGTGCCGCAGTGATTACTACATGACACGAGAGGACGTGGACGCCTTCTGCAAGCACTTGGAAACTGTTATCGAGATGGCACGTATCGGCGACCCATGGGCCGCTTGGCAGTGTTCCCAGCTTCTCTATCATCGAAACAAAGTGAAGTCCCGTGTCGGGCCCATGTGCGTACGAGACGAACTGCTGAGCATTGACCTGCATGGAAACGTCTACGCCTGTCACCACAACTACGACGCATCCAACATCACAGGAAACATCTTTAAGAAGGTGATACCGATTAAAGCCGTTCCTCAGCTTTCGCCGAGACGTTTCTACGACAGCGTCGAATGTCAAAGCTGCGAAGCTTTAGATGAGTGCAGAGGCGGCTGCTACACCTCCAATACCCACGACATTGATTGCTACTTCGCAAAGAAAAGATTTGCCCTTTACCACGCCATGGAGAAATTATTTCAATGAAGCTCGCTCTACACTGCAAAACCCACAAGGGTAAAAACGAAACTTGGGTCTATGACAATGTTCTAAATGAGGTCTACGATGGGGACGGAAAGCTCGTTGACCTGACTGAGGACGAGAGATTAAAAGCTTATGCCATGCTCAAGGAGCAGGAAGGAAAGCCCGGCTACTCTAACTCTAAAAGTAAAGACCTTTGGGACCTGCGCATCCAGCTGGGTCTAAAGTGCAATATGAGCTGTAAGTACTGCGCTCAAAGCGATAGAGAAAGTGAACGCTGGGTGTCTTCACCTAAAGACGTTCCCGCATTTATCGAAAAGCTCAGAGCTTCAGGAATAAAAGTTCACGGCGTCATTGAGCTTTGGGGCGGCGAGCCTTTTGTCTATTGGAAAACACTGCAAAAGCTAGTGCCGGAACTGCGAAAACTTTATCCGAAAGTTCGTTTTGCCATCATTACCAACGGCACGTTAATCGACGAAGAGAAAATCGCTTTTTGTGAAACCTATGGGATAAGTCTGACGTTCTCGCACGACGGACAGGGGTACCGTTTGCGTGGAGTCGACCCTCTGAACGACCCGAAGATGGTAGACATGTGGCGCCTGGCATTTTCTAAACTGCCATGCTCAATCAACTGCGTCTTGTCTCCCGCTAACACCGATGTGGACGCCATTGCCGATTTCTTTAAAGTCAAACTCGGAGATATCCACTTGAACTTTGAAGGCATTATGACGCATGTCGGAGTTCAGGACTCTGAGCTCATGTTCACTGATGAGCAGATGCTCGCACTGCAGAAGAACATCTTTAAGGCTTTAACTCGGGAAGGCTGGGATAAGTTCCCCGCACTTACGGGAGAATGCGATCGTTTGCTGAAAGCCTTAGTCAAAAGAAAGAGACTCGACGAGTATGCCATCAAATGCATGATGAATCAGGAAAATAATGCGGCAGTCAACCTCAAAGGAGACTTCCTTTCCTGCCACGATCATTGCACGGAAGAAGGCTGCGTGGGGGATATTCTGTCCCCGGAGAAGGTCGATCTTTCCAAACACTTCAAGCCTTGGAGCACAAGGGAAAAGTGCAGAAAATGTTTAGTCCTTCCAATGTGCAGAGGAGCGTGTCCGCAGATAGAAGGGCTGGCCAGAACTCTTACTTGTAAGAATGAATTCGCCTACCACTTCGCTGTATTTCAAGCGGTCTTTTGGCTCCTCTTCGGTCTAACGCTGGAGAGCTATGAGCCCATAGGGGATCCGCATGATTAAACATACAGACCTTATAAATACTCTCATTGCCTGCGTTGGCGGCCTCGGTTTAATTGCTGGGTTACTTCGATATGTCGACGATTGGAGAGAAAAACGCAAGGAGAAACCGATTGAGTTCTCTGCGCTTGAAGCAATCTGGGAAGCATTGTCCGGAGGTGTCACGGCCATCGGTGTCTTTTGGATTCTTGAGGGATACGGCGTCAATGAGCTGGCCGCAGTCGGAATTTCTTTCATGGCTGCTTACCTTGGAGTCAGGATCATCGCTTATTACATCAAAAAATTTTTAGACAATAGGCTAGGAGCTAAATCATGAGTGTCTTTTTAAATGAATGGGCAATACGCCTATGCAGGTCAGCGGCTATCGCCATCGCAATCTGCTTCGGCTTTCTTCTAGGGTGGTATTACTGCGAGCGCAACGTGATATTTGACGATATCAAACGAGGAATATGGGCTAACGAGCAAGCCATTCAGAACAATACAAAACTCATTCACGAACTCTATAAGAAGCACGAGGAGGCGGAGCATAAATGAGAAAACAAAATTTAATGCTGTTTCCACCTGAGATCGCCGCCGAGTTTGTAGCTGAACAAGAAGGGTTTGAACCAATGGCCTACAAGTGCCCCACGGGTCATTGGACCATCGGATTCGGCCATGCTCGGAATGTTCACGAGGGCGACATCATTACTCGGAGAGAAGCTTACGACCTTTTAGATCGAGACCTTCAACGCACCCAGGAGGAGCTGGCAACGCTTATCCGTATCGACATCAACGAGAATCAGTTCATTGCCCTAATGAGCTTTGTCTACAACTTCGGCCTGACGAAGTGCCGGACCTACAGACTATTCGGAATGATTAACCGAGGCGAGTGGGAGAATGTCCGGACGTGGTGGCCGAAGTATTGCAACCCGGACAATCCTGTTGTCACGAAAGGGCTGAAAGATAGAAGGATGCGTGAATTAGAACTTTTCTTTAGGAGTTAAGAAAT